AATAACTAGAGGTCAGATATTCTGTTTTGAAAATTATTTGAGGGTGAAGGGGAGATATTTTTTATGCTACCAGCGGATGAACGACGTATGAAAGAGGTCGTGTTATTATATAATAAAGTTCAAGATAGGATCATGTTTTTAGGAATGAATGCGATTCTTAAAATGAACGTGGTTCTATATACTGGCGGATATATGGATCCAAATAAAGGGAAGAAATATTATTATGGAGAAGTAAAATATACAGATGATGAAGGTCTTAATAAAAAGAAGATAAACAGAAATTTTGATGCTTATCTTACTATAGAAAATATTAAGCCTACAGAAGCTGGTACAAAAGAGAATATTATAATTAGAGGTGCTCAATTAGAATTAATGAGATTAACCTTACTTCCAACTTTAGAGAAGATTGTATTACAACCAGAATTGTTTTATGAGTCTAGAAATAAAAAATTATATTTGGGAGAAGCTCCAGCAACTACTATAGAATGTGGTAATAATAAGTTTCTATTATTTGCTCCAGGTATTCATAAACTGTATAATGAAGATCTACAACCTTGTGTAGATCTATATTTAAGTAATGAAACCAATATATCCAGTATGAGTTTTAATACTGTTTTACAGTTTATGAATTTTATTAGAACCTTTTCTATTTATCAATATGCTTGTACTATGATAAACTTCTTACCAAGACCAACCCCTGGATATAATATGTTTGATATGAGTCTTCCATCTGAAGCTCCATCTTACTTCGATACACACAAGAACAAGAGAATGCAGTAATTGCATTCTCTTAATTTCTTTTTTGATTATATACAATAATTGTGATCATAATAATTTTAAAGTTTAAAGATATATAGAAGAGAGATAGAAAGGATATTTCTATGGATCATATTGATATTCTAAGAATGATTGTAACCGCAATCATAATGAATTTGGTTAGAATACTAATCGATTTCATTGTTATGAAAATCAAAAAGCATCTGTGATTAACATCCATTTCTATTGGATAAAGGTAAATACCTCCATTGTATATAATCAGTGTTTCATTTACCGATCTCTTTTCTATATATCTTTATAAATAAGTTATGTATCTAATTATCTATTATTTTTTTTTCTAGTTGATAGTCATCATTGCTGGTTGGTTTCTATTAGCAGCAGATACAAATGTATTATCTAACATTTCTACGATTTGTTGTCTATCTCTAGCTTTCTCTTCCAAAGAAGATAGTTTTAAATCTACGTTAGCATAAACTGTTTCTAGATTATCATACATCTTTAATTGTTCGTATAAGAACGTAGCAACGTCAGCTGTAGCTAATCTTTCAAATGTTTCCATTTGTGTTGGAGGGATAGTTTTAAGATTATCAGCATGCTTTACAAATAAAGAGATAGGAACTCTTTGGAATTTAGTTAAGAATGAAGCAGAGATAGCTACATTTAATTGGATCTTATTAGGTGGGATCCATTCTACATAAATACCATTAGAGAATGCAGATACATGGTCAGCCATCATAGTGATATCGGCATAGGTTCCAAAGTCTACAGAGCTAGTCATCATATCATAAGTATTTACACCACCATATGTAAGACCTGGGAAATGAGCAGACCATCTATGCCAGTCAATATCTCCACAACCTAGAATAGTTTGGCTTTCACAAATAGTCTCATCTATTAACCAGTAATCACCTTTTTGGTTTTCTGGTCCTAATGTATAAGGAACTTTATTTGGAAAGTATCTTGAAAATGTATCTAATGTTTCATTACAGATTACATCTCTAGCCCATACGTCTTTGGAGAGATAATCTGGTAAATTCATTTGACTTGTTCCTAAACGTCTTTCAATCTTGTTAAGAAGTTTAGTCATTTCATTTGCCATTGGCATATATTTACACTTCCTTTCTTACGGAATATTTTCTATTATCCTAATGTGGAAAGACTATAAATGAAAAAAAAATAAAGACTAGTATTAAACTAGTCTTTATATGCTGGAATCTCACCATGATGGTTGAGCTTCCAATCGGTATTAACTTTAGCTTGGTTACCTTGATCAATAACCTTTTGTTGTTGAACAGCTGCAGCCTTTGCTTCTGCTTCTGCAGCCATTTGGTTCTCGTGCATATTCTGCACAACTCCAATAGCTACTACAAGAACCATACCAATCATAATCAAAGTGTATTTGTTAATTAAAGCTTTCATTTTAAAATCTCCTTTATATTTATAGATAATAATATACATATTCACCATTATAGTATACAATCGAAAATCAGAACTTTACCAAAATATTGAAAGGTAAGACTTTAATATAAATCCAATATAAGTATATTAATCATTCCAGGAGGTAATCAAAATGGAAGATTGGAAAATTAGGCTGATAGATGAGCATATTGCACTCAAAGAACGTGTTTCTAAATTAACTAAATTCTTAGATGAAAATAAAGATCATGAAGATTTTGATATTCTTAGTAGACAACTAGTTGCTATGATGGATTATTTAAAAGCTTTAGAAGAAAGAATTAAAAAACATTGCCACTAAAATATTCCCCATAGCTATAACAGCTATGGGGTTATTCTTATCTTAAAATTTCAATGCCATAAATAATACTGTTAGCTTACACTTCTTAGATTTCTTATAGATATCATACTTGACCAAGAATCTATTAGCACCTTGACTATTTAGATTATCTCTAATCTCCATAGTAGTAGCATCACCTTTAGCAATATTGAGCATTGATTTATTTATATAACTCATATACTCAAAGTTTCTATTTCCATTAGAGTCTTTGAATGTAAAAGCAAAGATACCATCAGATGCTTTGAAGTTATTCATTATATTTTGAAATTCTTCATCAGAATCTAAATCATAATCCTTTAGCACTACTCTACTATACTGATCTTCAAAAGCATAGAACGAATAATAGTTTACATATTTTAAGACCTCTGTAGCAGGAATCGTATTCATTTGTGCAAAGATATCTTGCTCTGTTGTAATAACCTTATTTGTATGAGGTTGTCTTTCATTATGAACAACATGTTTAGTCTGAGTCTTGATATAATGACAAGCAACGAATGGTTGACCATTCATATCATATTGCTTTAAACCAAGAATAAGATTATCAGTTTCTAACCCATTATCTTTAATAGACTTAAAGAATGGATTTAGATCTTTAGATAAGAATGCAATATTATGCAATCCTAAATCTCTAGGAAGAATATGAATCTTATCTTTTATTTTTTCAAAATATCCTATAGTAGCTACAGAATTAAAACTTATACCACATATAGAAGTATCTGGAGAAGATTGTAGTAACCATGCTGGAATAATAGTTATTTCAGACTTTAGGTTTTTAGACTCATCTAATGCTGCATAGAGATTAATAGAATCTATAGTGATTTCAAATATTCCATTATTAATCATTATAATTTTTCTCCTAATCTCATAATCATGCCATCTACTCTATTTTTAACCCATTCAGGAATAGGTCTTTGAATTCCTATTACTCTATTTGGATTTATTAGATTAACAACAGACCTTCTATTATCTGCAATTTGTTTAAACTCATTAATATCTTGCATACATTCTTCTACATTTGCTAATCCTACCCATCTATGACAGAACTCAATATAATTATATGATGCTAGATTTTCTGTAAATGTACCACCAGTACTTAGTTTCAAATAAGATGGATCTTGGAATGGTGCATCATCAATAAAGATCTTACCTACCTGAGTATTTGGAGCCATATTAAACTCTTGCATTAAAGATGGATATAGACGTTTATAGTCGAAGTCATTGCCATTATTGAATTTAGATATATAGATACCATTTGCTTTAACTCTGTTCTTATTACTAATCTTAGTAGCTTCTGCAACAAATGCACCAGCAAACTTCTCTGTAGGTTTCTTACCAAATCTATTTACATTATTACCCATAATAACACCTTCATGGTGTTTATAGAATTCAGCACCTTTAGTAGATAGATAGTTTGTTTGTCTAAAGATCTTTTGATATGGAGTATTCATTTCAATTACGTTGTTAAACATGTATTTGAAATCTTCTGTTTGAGCTTCGATACAAGCCTGAACAACAACGTCGATGATATTATATAACCAGAATGTATGGAAATCAATATAAGGAAGTTTGCCAATGTCTGTTGTAATATCATGATAATCTAATTTTCTTACACCACATTCTAATCCACCAACAAAGTCCAATGCATAAGAGTCAATAGCCTTTTGGCCTTTACGTCTAGATGCATATGATACCATTTGGTCTAAGTATACTGTTCTTGAAGAAATGAATGAATAATCACCGCGTTCTTGAGGGTCATTCTGATTCTTTTCATCTACAAAATATTCACAGAACTTGATAGGAATATCTTGGTCACAAATAAGATCTTTAGGATCTATATTATTAGCTTCTAACCGTGCAATAAGAGATGGTAAGTCATATGCGATATTATATGCTGCTGCAATATCTGGAGATAATTCATGTACTAGATTAAAGAAAGCTATAATCATTTCAGCTTCTGTATCAAAGAATCCTGTTGATAATCCTACATTATCTAATTTATATTTTGATACTTTCTCTTTAGATCCTAAATCATATTCTATGAAATCTCTAACCTCTTCAGTATATTTATTAAAGTCTTCTTTCATCCCATTTTCTAATTCTTTAATCTGTGGGTTATTTGGATTTCTCAAGATGAAATTGTATAAAGTATTTGTCTTAGTAAAGTATGCTGTAATAGCATTTACTGGACACTCACCGATTGTGATGACATCTGGATTTAATGCATTGATAATATCAGATTCAATATCAAAGAATAAGATATCAATATTACATACAGGATTTTGATATAATTCTGCAAAGACGCTACGAATATAATTCAAGATATTCATATCAGCAGAGAATGCTCTTGGATGAGCAAAGAATGCATCGTTCATTCTATAATTTCCGGAATACATATTTTGTTTATAAAGATCTTCATTCCCAGTCTCTACTGCTATAGACTTTTTAATATCTTTATATTTACAAGTTACTGGGTCTACTTTCTCTCTTTCAATAAAGTGAAGATTGTAATCTGTTTGGTATTCTTTCTTCAATAGATACCAAGTATATTCTGGTTCATAATATACTCTAAATTCTTTTTTGCCAGTTTCATTATTTTTAAATATAATAATAGCAAAGTCTCTATCAAATCTACCAGTAGCTTCATTTCTAGTTGGTCTTTGATAGAACACGTTCATTATTGTTAAATTGGATCCCCTAGGATAACCAATTACCTCTTCTAAAGTCATTTATTTCCTCCTAATATTCAAATTCTATTATAAGTAAGTCTCTGAAATTCTCAAAATGAAATCGGTATGGGAATAACCCCATACCGACTCTTATTATATGATACCAAGACTCATCATAAGAACTCTAACAGCTAAGAATGTTGAGCTTATAAATAATACTCCCTGTATTATGAAGCATAATATTCCTATAGGGATAAAGTACCATTTTATTACTATTATCTCTTTTCTACCAAATCCGCATATTTGTCTAATAGCACACTTCAATGCAACAGATACTACTGATATCCCATAGAAATATAATAAAGGCTTTTCAATATATTCTTCAAAATGAAGTTTTGGTAAGAATATTACTGCCATCGTTACGACTAAGCATATCGTCCAATAGCATTCAGAATAATTATACCACCAGCTACTCACAACATTTCCTTCTTGCTTTTTCATTATAACACCCCTCAAAAATATAAAATAAATATTCTGCTTATAGTATATATAAAGATTACAACCTCTATACTACAAGAAAAAATAACTCCTAGTCTATAAACCTTTATAGAACTATTAAAAGTACCATACCTTTGTAAGGTATCCATACTATCACTAAATATAATCCCTACAGTCCCTATTAATATAATAAAGATTGTTCCTAATATTCCTATATCATCTGTTATCATTAACCCTATTATATTTAATAGAGTGATAATTGCAAAGAATAATAAATGCATATTTCTATCTCCCCTTGATAATATAGTGCATTAATAATATTACAAAGAAGTCAACTAGATATATACACAATTATAGTATACAACTGAATAGTTATTTTAAAGGTTCTGACAGGTTAGTAAATAATTTTCCCATGATATTATAGAAAATATAAGGAGTTGAACTCTTATGGCTAAAGAAATAGTTACATTCGTCACTGTAGAAGACGATCATGATGAAGATAGAACTTATGGTTTTAGTTCTAATAATGTAATAGATGAAAGTAAAGTTGTAGAAGCTGAAATTATTGATTCTACAGAACAAAAGATATCTAAACGTAGAGGTCCAGGAAGACCTCCTAAAGATGGTTCCAATGTAATCACTTATACAAACTTTGATGATGATGGAAAGAAGAAATCTTCTGGAAAAGGATCTGTAGTAAAAGAATTTGAAAAGGGTTATGCTGATAATAGCAAACTCTTATATGGTGCTATTGCTCAAACTGAAATGATTTACAATAGCATCGAAGATGAATTAAATCATTTTCGTTCAAATAGAACGTATGGTGGTAAGATGCGTCTTCAACATATGTCTAACTTCATGAATACTCAAGTAACGGTATTGAATACTAAGATTGCTGCTGTTAGAGAACTTAACTCTACTCGTAATAAAATCAATGATCTTGTTCTTAAAAGAGAACAACAACTCAAAGACGTTAAGGATGAAAATTCTGATAAAGTTATTACTGATGCATATTATGCATTGCTTAATGCTCCTAGATATGGATTACCTACAGTTGGTCAAGCATTAGCCCCTCAATCTATCAATACTGGTGTAAATCTATCTGGTAATATTATTGAGACAGCATCAGTTGGCGGTGGAGTTGCTCCTACAACAGTTAATATGAGTGATATCGTACCTGCAAATGCTAATAATATTATTCCTGCGAATAATGAAGATCAAGCATTTAATGATTATATTGGAAATCTAACTCCAGTGCAAAGAAAGATGATCTCTGAAAAAGATCCTAATATTCAAACAGTAGTTATTTATAATCAAGCTACTGGTACAAAATACTTCGATGTAGTAAATGTGCAAACAGGTCAATCTGTTCCAGGTATTCAAAGACCTGGTGAGTTCTTATTAGATGATATGAGAATTGACCAAAGAAATGGTAGAGCAGTAAACTCTAATGCTAATATGAGTTTCCCTCTAGTAATTGTTGGCTCTAGAGCTATGGATGAATTATAATATATAGATAAAGATATGGAGTAAGGGATTATCCCTTACTCCAATGATTTTATAAAATACTGTACTTAGGAGATTCGGTAACATCTGATCCGTAATAAATATAGAACCCATATCCTCTAGATTTATATTTGTTAGCAAAACAGATTAGATCATATAATTTACCAGGTGTTACTGCAATAGTGGTATAAGGAACATCTTCATTTCTTTTTCCGCCATTAACGTATGTATCGAATGGTATTATTCCAAATGATAATTTATCTGTATCAAACCAGTTATTATATTCAGTATCACTCATACCGATGCCACTAATAACCAAGTCACTAGCAGCAAAATGTTCAACAGCATGTCTATCAACTTTATAATGAAGACCTTTTACGTCTAAGTGTGATGTTTCACCGCCACCCCAATCACTTGTGATACTGGCAGCTCTATCAGATCTATCATTTCTCAAATCATAGTTTTCTCTATTATAAAAATCAAAATCATTATTTATTGTTTTGAGTTTTTTAATACCATTACTAGCATTTCTTAATGGACTTCTTTCATCACTATCAAAATGCCATGTAAAATATACTCTTACTTTAGAAAGTTCTTTAGGGAATCTAATTCTCTTTCTACGAGTACTAGCTTCTGCTTTATGATCATGAATATCATATAAAAGTTTACCACCCTCTGGAGCCCATGATACATTCATAGGAATCATACCAACTATAAATTTATCCAGCACAGCAGGAGTTGCAGAAATGGTCATATCTTTGGTAGGAACCCCTCCAGTATATGATAATGTCCCTGTTCTATAATAGATAAAGGCCCCATTATTATCTTCAGTATTTAAAGGTACTATTTTTACATTAATCTCATCTCCACCCATGATTTCGAAATTAGATGTATATTCTTTACCTTTATAAGTAACAATGATCCTTTGATTATCAGATTGAACTATATTAATCTTGAATCTATTAATATAATTAAAGTTACCTTTAATCTCAACAGGATATTCTAATTCTTTTTTTGCTAGCTCAAATCCTTTAGAAGTTAAGATAATTTGACCAGCACCATCACCTAACCAGTTTTTATCATAACTTAGTTTAACAGGAATAAATTTATGAAGAGGATCAGAATCTTTCATATTAACTGAACCGAATATAATAAGATCTTTATCGTACCTATATGGATCTTCAGTATATCTATGACCATTGATAAGTTCGTTGAATTCAAATGGGTTTAAATCAGGAACGTTGGCTCTTTGCTCTGTGTCTGTTACGATATTATAACTATTATACATCATATTCAAACCAGGAGAGAAGTCTAGATCATTTCCGTCATATTTAGATTTTACATATACCATACCAGTGAATGTTTTGGCAACGTTTATGTGATATGGAAGAGTTGTAATAACACAACTCATTTCACCACCAGCTAGATATCTAATTCCATAATTATAATAATACCAATAGGTCATTATATCATTATTATCATATAGGGTAGGATATCTAAGAGCTTGATTATCTGGTTCTCCAAAGTTTCCTATTACATAACCATTGCCAGTAAATGCTTCTGGAACTGCTTTGATAAATAGGTGATATACTTCATCTTTAGAATTAAAGAATAGTTGTTGTTTTTCACTAGATACAAATGTTCTAGTGTCATCAGGATATCCTAAGAACTCTTTTAAATCTGCTTTCATAAATAACTTATGATTTGTATATACAGATATCTCTTGTTCTTTAAGATCTATCATCAAACCAATAATATCTGGTTGCATAGGAGGAATAGGGTTGTAAACTGTTCTAATAGGATAATGAATTTCTTTATCTCCTAATTGAACGTTTGCATAATGATATTGGTATATCTTATGCCATAAGTCAACAGAGAAAGATTTATTTCCTATCTCCTTTTTACCCATATAATCATTAGTATCTTTTACTTTAGTGATACCAACAGTTAATGGTATACCAGTATAACCATTATCCATAGGAGCTTCTTTACATTGTATTTCAAAATAAATCTTTTGATCTACAGGAATAGGATATGGTAAGAAAGCATGATCTACTGGATCTTGATGCTCAGAATCTATAACAAAGGCATCATTATTATCTGGGTCATATAACTGAGATGGTCCAAGATTTGGTTGAACGTATGTATCTCTTAGATGAGGATTTGTAAGAGGTGCATATTTATTATCAGTTTTGATATTGGCAAGGAAATCAGTTCCTATAGATCTCCTATTAGCATAATAATAATCTACCTCATCATTACCAGTTGTAAATTGTAAAGTACCTACAAGGTCTTTTTTCATTACATATCTATCAACGTAGTATTGGTTCATATCCCAATATCCTTCAGGTCTATATTTTAAAGGATATGTACCAAAGTTTATATTACCAGATATATTAGCATATACTTTAGATGCTATTGCAAAATAGAAATCTCCATCTTCATTTAGGTTGAATTCTCTAGGTCTAAAAGAATAGAATGGTTTTCCATCAGAATAAATAGTAATTTGATTTCTTGTAGAATTTACTCCTACACCAATAATAGTTCCTTTAATAGGGAGTCTGGATTTAGTTGTAGGAACTTTATAGTGTTCACTATAAGAAGCCTTATTATATTGCTCATAGGTTTCGAAGTCTTGTCTTCTAGTATAGTAAATACTACCTAAACTAAAATCAGTAGCAAATATACCAGAAGATGGTTCTTTATGTATACCTACATATAAAGGTAGGTGTCTAAATAAAGGATTCTCTTTATACTCCGTAATCTCAAACTCAAAATATATATTCACATTTTTAGGAATAGGTTGGCTTGAGAGTATTAAAAATGGAGTATTAGCCGTGAATACGGTATCAGAGATCATATCTTCTCTATAAGTACTCTCATTGTCATATGCAATAGGAGTAATCTTCATTTTGCTCATAGGTTGTATTATCTCCTTTATATATAGTAAAATTTAAGTCGTATTAACAAAATGTTTGGGATAGGCGTTTTAATCGCCTATCCTCTTTTTTACTTATCTTTATTATTGAGAGCATCTATTGCTTCATTAATATTTTTAATATCAATTTCTATTCTTTTGATATCTTGCTTTATATTAGTAACCTCTTTACTAACTTCACTTAGAGTATAGGCTTTCTTTTTAGTTTTTACAAACTGTTTGTGCATATCGCTATTACGGTCATTAATAGATCCTAATAGTTCTATAATCTGACGATTCAGTTGATCACTTTGTAAGTTTTTCATCTTTTCAAAGTAAATTGTTGAAATCAAAATCCCTATAATAAATACAACTGTCACCAATAAGATGATTGTATAATCCATCATCAAAAAGTCCTTTACTTTTAATAACACATATGATATTATTAAAATGTAGACTAAGCCCAGCAGAAGGGCTGAAAACATCATAATAAAGTCTGAGTAAAGGAGGTAATATCTATTGGCTGAAGAAGTTAAAGAAGGCTTATTTAAGCAATTGTTTTATGAGGACAATACGTTTTCACTAACTCGTTTAATAGCCTTTTTAGGCTATCTAACATTTATGATTGGTTCAATCTATCTATTAGTTAATAATATAGATTGGGGAGGATATCCAGTATTTGCTACTTATACAGGAGCTGTTGGGGCAGCTGTGCAAACTACTAATAAATATATTAATAGCAAATATAATAGTCCTACTGGATCTTATGGATCTGAAAATACAGGATCCGTTCCTAGTGTTAATGAACAATCTAATACTAAAAAACAAATTGATCCTAATATAGGAACAAAATGATCTGATATATTTGTGAATATCAGCTATTAACTAAAGGGAAGGTTTAATACCAAATAAGACTAATAAATACTTTACTAGATGCTATATTTCTCATAAATATATCTTACAATTCTCTCATAATTTAGAAACGGAGGACTCATAGATGTAATTATGGAGTATCTTGATAATCAACTCTTGCTAGAAGTTACAATCGCTGAGATATTTATCTGTTTCTTTTTTGCCTCCATAGGGTTTACCTTGAGAGAGCTTATTATTAGAAGAGGGTTCGATAAAAGTAATATTAAAAAAGACTTTATAGAATCTATTGTAGTTATAGGATTTGCAGTAGTAATCTCATTAATGATAAATCCATTTATTGCAGATTACTCTAAGAGATTAGTTGCACTCCCTCCATTTATACTTGGTGTAATTGGTATGGACTTTGTTAAACAATTATTATCCGTGAACTCTCTATTCAATCTTATAACCCGAGCATTTAAGGTGTTCGGGTTGTTTCAGGGCAGAGAGGTTAAAGATGATGATGAGGATAAAGAGAATAAGAAGTCTAATGTAGAAGGGGATATTCGCCCTCCTTCTTCTTCTAAAAGCAACCCTTATATAGAAAATCCTTTTTTAATTATAGACCATGATCCCTACGGCGATTCTATTAGGAAAGAAGATTATAGTATAGATAAATATACCGTACTTCACTTATTAGAGAATTCTATTAATAACCTTGATCACGATATAGAGTTTATCAAATCAACTTATTATCGTACACATGACCACAAATCTTTTTTAGAAATGTATGTGGAGATTGAGAAGCAGTATACAACGATTAGAGATATCACCTCCTCTGTAGATGACGTCCCTTTGATCATATCTAACAAAATTGTAGAGCTAGTAAAGAAAAAAATTAAATTAGATGAGTTCTATAAGTCTGAAGTTATTGCTTCTATTCATTCCGAATATGAGGAAAAATAGGAGTTTTCTACCTTGAGACCTGTCAGAGCTCATCTGACATTATTATAATTATTTTGCCTCAAAGTGCCAAAATTTGATGCATCAAATAATTATATTAATATATTAATATACTTTTTTATAGGAGGTAAGTCCATATGTTTCCTAACGATTTATGGATCGTTGATCCTTATAAAGGAAAATTGATGACAGTTGTCAATGATGTACCATCCGAAGTAATTCAAATCGAATCTTCTTCTGATGTAACTCATCTTTCTACTACTGTGAAAACGACAACTGTAAACACGACTACTACGAAATATGATGGCACTGTAGAATCTAACGAAGAATCTACTGTTGAAACTACTCGTACTGGTAACTTGGCTAATACAGCTTTAGAACCATCTTCTGTAATGGTATCCCAAGACCGTGTAAGCGTATTCGTTGCTTCTCGTTCTAAAAACTGTGTTTACCATTACAAGAAAAGCTCTGAAACTGGCAAAATGGAATTGTTCCAAAAAATTACAGTAGGCATGCAACCATTTGCAATGTGTGAAGATCCTCATGGTAACGTATACGTTGCTAACTATGGCGACAACACTGTATCCAAAATCGAAGTTCCATCTTTCAAAAAATCTTCTGCTATTGCTGGTGAAGAAGGCCAAGATAAAGTAGTTAAAACTATTTCTGTATCTGCTGGTCCTCGTGACTTGGTATCTGATGAAGATGGTGCTATCTGGGTAGCTTGTTACTTGAGCCATAAAATTGATTCCAAAACTGGTGCTGACTTAGGTGGTATTGTATCTAAAATTGTTAATGATAGTGTAGTAGATTCTATTACTGTAGGTCTTAACCCAGCAGCTATCACTTGTGACGAATCAGATACTATCTGGGTAGCAAACTCTGGTTCTAACACTGTATCCCGCATTGTTAAATCTAAGAAAATTGCTGATTACCAAGTAGGTGCTCGTCCTATGGCATTGGTTTGCGACTCTTACGGTAACGTATTCACAGCAAACTATGATGCTGATACTGTAACAATTATCGAAACTTCCACTAAAGCTCTTGCTACTGGCAACAACGTAACTACTGTTCCTGTAGGTGATGGCCCTAATGCTATTGGTGTAAATATGGAAGATGATATCTATGTAGTTTGCGGTCTTGAAAATACAGTTCGCAAAATCGTAGATAAACAAGTAGTTTCCGTAATCGCAGTATGCGACTCCCCAGTTGCATTTGGCGATTTCACTGGTTGTGCTGCTTACAATACTCAAAACGTAATGGCTAAACCTGAAAAAGGTACAACTGATGAAAAAGTACAAGCTGCTTTAGATAAAGTTAAAAACTGTGAAACTTCTGTAGCTGATATGCAATCTAAAGTAACTCAAGCAGTTGCTGACGTTGCTGAAGCTAAAAATGCTGCTACTGTTGCTACTGACAAAGCTAAAGAAGCTGTAGATAAAGTAGCTGAAGTTAAAGAATCCTTGACTAACACTGATGGTCGAGTAACAGCTGTTGAAGGCACTCTTGAAACTACTAAAGCAAAAGCTGAAGAAAATGCTACTGCTATTGAAGGTATCAAAGAAGCTGCTCAAACAGCTAAACAAGCTGCTGATGCTGAAGCTGAAAAAGTAACTGCTTTAGAAAAACAAGTTAAAGAATTATCCAAACCTAAATTGGATGTAACGGTTACTGCATCTGAACCAATCGAAGGTTCTACTGATACTAAAGTTACATTTACTATCGGTAATAAAGCTGTAGCTCCTACTCAAGCTCCTACAGTAAAACTTCAAGATGTAGAAACTCCTGTTACTACAACTAAAGTATCTGACGGTGTATTCTCTGCAATCATTCCTAATGCTAAATTAGGTTCTACTGTTAAATTTGTAGTACCAGTAGATGCTGAAGAAGAAAACAACTTGTCTCAAGATGTTTATGTAGAATCTTTGGCTGGCTTGGCTGATAAATTCACAGTATTCAACTGTGGCTTTGTAGCTATTGATAAAACTAATGCTATTCAATGGGATACTGCTCAAGATGCTCCTGCAGCCGACTTCTTCAATACAGTAACTGGTGGTACTGAATGGAAATTCAATTCTGACTCTAAGTCTGTTGAATCTAAATTTGTTCCTATGGCAGCTGGTAAGAAATTCTTCTACGTTGCTGCTGAAGCAAATTATGTAGCTGCTCATGCTGATTTGACTCAACGTTTATTCTTAAACAAATTCAAACCTGTATTCACTGAAGCTACAACTCCAACTGCTGGTACATTATCTGGTAAGAAAGTATTCGTATTCGAATTGTCTGAAGCTACTGGTGTATTGGTTGAATATGCTAACCTTGATTTCTAATAATTAAATTATCATATTCTCATGGGAGGAAAGGTGATCCTTCCTCCCATTTAATTAAATAAAATTCATATTTCAAATATAGAAAGGAACCTGATTATGTCTAATAAAAAAGGCGTTCAAGTAATTGCTCCTTTTGTAGCTCCTGAAGGAACTCCTGTTGCATATGTATCTGACATTGCTGGTGCTCATAGAGTAGTTGCTACTAAAGCAGATCTTATTGCCATCCCTGCAGCCCTTTTAGAAGTTGGCATGACAGCATTTGTTAAAGATGAAGGCAAAGAGTATCGTTTAGAAACTAAATCCGAAACTCCTGTTACTTCTGATTGGTCTAGTGCTGCTCCTTCTGTTGCAGATATCAAATTTAATGAAGATAAATCTTTGGCTGATGTATTGATCACTAAAGACGAAGTTTCTACTAAAGTTAGTGATGCTGTAACTGCAGCTGGTGAAACATACCAAACTAAAGAAGATGCTTTGGCTGCAAAAACTGCTTTAGAAGAATCTATTCATGCAGTATCCACTGCAGGTTTGTCTGAAGAAACTAAACAAGATATTCAAGCTGCTAAAAATGCTGCTGCTACTATCACTGGTTTCCAACAAACTTTAGATCAAACTAAAACAGAATTAGCTCAAAAAGTTGAAGAAGCTAAACAAGCTGCTTTGACTCAAGAAGATAAAACTGCTATTGCATCTATTGCTGATGTAAAAGCAACAGCTGAAGCTGCTAAAGCTAAAGCTGAAGAATTAGAACCTAAAATTACAACTAATAAAGAATCTTTAGATACTTTGAAAACTAAAGTAGATGCACTTCCTGATTCTGATGCTGTAGATACTAAAATCTCTACTGCTAAAGAAGGTATCAATGCATCTATTGATTTAGTAAAAGAAAGCGTTGCTGCTTTAAAAACTGTTGTTCAAGGTTCTGAAGATGGTGCTACTAAAGGTTTAGATGCTAAACTCACAGAAGCTAAACAAGAAGCTGCTGATAACTTAGCTGCTGCTAAACAAGCTTTAGAACACTCCATTGAACAAGCTGCTGCAGCTGGTCTTCCTGAAGAAACTAAACAAGATATCCAAGCTGCTAAAGAAGCTGCTACTAAACTTACAGAAATGACTTCTAAAGTTGATGATGCAGTAGCTAAAGCAAATGATGCTGATACTAAAGTTGGTACTTTGGGAACTAAAGTTACTGCACTTGAAACTTTCAAAACTGATACTGAACCTAAATTGGCTGAAGTAGATACTCTTAAACAAACTGTAGACACTTTGAAAGATACTACAGTTCCTGCTATCGATACTCGTGTAACTGCTTTAGAAGGCAAAGCCGCTCCTACAGATTTCACTGAAGGTCAAAAGACTAAATTAGATGAAATTCTTACTGGTAAACATTTTGCAAATGCAGATGATATCGACAATGCTAAATCTGAACTTAAAAATGAATTGGCTACTCAAGATTCAGTAACAGAACTTGCTAACCAAACTCTTACAGCTGCTCAAGGTAAAGTTACTGAAGCTAAAGAAGAGCTTGAAGGCAAAATTACTGAATTAAATACTAAAGTAGAAGGTATTCACGTTCCTGATGTTTCTGCATTGGCTACTAATGAAAATCTCGTTAAAGTGGCTAATAGCGTATTTGTAAGCGATATCAAAACTTTCTCCGATGGTACAAACAAAATTGTCGCTATCAAATTCGATCCTGCTATTGAACACAAAGTTATGTCTGCTACTGAAAATTACTTCAAAATCGAAGGTGGTAGATCTGAAGAAACTCCAGATGGCGAAGGCTATGTAAGAGTTAAAATCGGCCCTTCTGATCCTGTAGATATCACTAACATGACTTTAACTTTCGAAAGTAAAGATTTAGGTACTTTGACTAAACAACTTTCTTATGCAGAAGCTGATTTCAAACCTATTGCAACTGAAGCTCCTGCAAAATACCTTGTTATTGCCGAATCTGCTATTATGCAAAATGGCACTGAAAGAAACAAATTGAAAGTTGCTGAATTAAAAGATGGTGTTAATGAATATAGCTTCAAAGTTAAATTAACTTCTGGTACTGGCGTTGCTACAAATATCTGGGCAATGTTTGCATCTGAAGATACATTGAATGATGAAGAGTATAAAGATTTACCATTATGCTTGACTATCAATGGCCAATATGGTCAATTCACTAATGAAAGAAATAGTGATATTGATGTTTATGCTGCAGACAGCATGAATGGTGGCGGTACTGCACCTCTACAAATCAATGGTGCTAGAGCTACCTTCAGTGGCTATAAACTCAAAACAGATTTGACTCCAGATGGCCAAAACGATACTTATATTGTAACTTACCATAGACCTGTTAATCACGGCTAATTAAAACCCAATGATGTACAAGGAGAGTAATTCTCCTTGTACACATCTTATTAATGGCTATGAATATGAAATATAAGTTATGATTTTTATATATGGAGGTGTTACTAACTTATGGCTCTAAATGACAACACGTTTGTTATGTCGGTTAATAACCAAAAAAACCTTATTGAAAATAAAGGTAGCCTTCCTGTAGCAGATAGTAATGAAATCAATGGTGGTAGAATGATTGTTTCTACTACTGTAGAACGTAATCAAATTGTACCTACAAAGCGTAAGGTTGGTATGGAGGTATATGTTTTAGAAACACAAACTCCATATATATTACAAAATAATGATATTACTAAACAGGCTACTACTGATAATGATTGGATTGTTTTAAAGAATGAATCTTCTAAATCTTCTGATAAACTAACCACTCCTAGATTGATTAATGGTGTTCCATTTGATGGTACCCAAGATATCGAATTTACATCAGAACCCTATACTGCTAGAGAAATTGTAGATCTATTTGATGATGGCAAAGTAACTATTAAAAGATCTTATGATTTATTATTACCTAGATTTGCCACAAGAATCTATAATAGAATTACTGAAGAGAAATCTACTCTTGGGGAAGATAATGTAAAAAGTTTAGTGGTTAATACTGGCGATACTTTGGTTGTAGATGTATATGACATGATAAAATCCATTAAAATGCCTTTATATCAAACCTCTTATGAAACTAATAAGGTTAATAATAAAATGAGCGATTTCAAACTTGCTCTTATTTCAGACCAAGGGACTACCGTATCTTTAGGAAGCGAATTCCCAGCTGCAATTACTTCTACTTATACTCTTAAAGATACCTTTACATCTGGTATCTCTATGAGTTGTATATTTGAAGATAATAGAGTTTCTTATTTTAATATCCTTAGAAAAAGAAATATGTCCGAAGCTTTGCAAGAAGTTAGAGTTGTTCCTCAAGGAACTTCTACTTTAAATATCACTGTTGCATTTAAAATTAATGGCGGTAATCTAGAAGATTCTATTGGTTTCTTTATTGCCATCCCTTATAAAACTGATGAGACTAATGTCACTAAGTTTAAATATAAATATGCTAAACTTACAAAGAACAGTCCTGGTTCTTTAGTATATGAAGGTAAAATTACTGGTATTACTGGAAGTTACTATAACTTCTTAGAAAATACAGATGGAGAATTAGACAACTTTGCTGTTCCTATCACTATTATATCTAAAGACAGTGAAGTTACCCCTGCCTTAAAAGCTCTTTAATAGCACAAGAAAGGAAAGAGTAAATGAAATTAATTAGTTTAGAGAATCTAAATTATGCTCTAGGTTTGATTAGTGCTAAATTTACTTCTCAAGCAAATACGTTTGTAGCTGCTTTAGGAAATAAAGTAGATAAAGAAGATGGCAAAGTTCTATCTTCTAATGATTTCACTAATGACGCTAAATCAAAATTAGAAGATGTCGATACAAAATCTGTTGGGATTGAAAATATTGTTATCTCTGAAGAAGGTGTAATGACAGTAAAAAATATTCATGGGGATGAAGCTAACAAAGCAAATGTGGACGTATATGCTAAAACAGCAAATAAATTAGCCACTCCTAGATCTATCAATGGGGTACCATTTGATGGCAGTGAAAATATTGTTATCAATGCTGGTGGGACAAATGATGTTCCTTGCACTACAGGAGAAATTATTGAGCTGTTTACGGCATCAACATCCTCAGAAGATAGCGGCAATCCTAGCGGAGTACCAAGCCCTCCAGATCCTCCATCTATGCGTTTATAATTTTATATGAAAGGGTTAAATAAATGGCTGTTAAAAAAGATACAATCGTATTCAGTACTTTAACCACTCCAGATCCTGCTAATGATTCATTTCCTATTGTTGTCGATGAGGATATTGCTGGTGGTTTGAGAACTGTTCAACATAAATCTGATATGCTAAGCATTCCAGAAGAACGCCGTAAGGTTGGTATGGAAGTATATATTGTTGGGGATCAAAAGAAATATAGATATACGACAGAAGTATACGGTCCTACAACAACAATAGATGCTTGGACAGAGATTAAAGAAGCATCAACAGAAAACACTCCTACTTTTGAAACTGTTAATAATAGTGAAATTGTTTTCTCATAATTAAAAATTATAACTTTATAAGAAAGAGGTATATGAATGGCTAAAGTTGTTAGTCTTGATAATTTAAAGACATTCCTAGCAGAACTTCGTAAACTATTTGTAGTTCAAGAATCTGGTAAGGTATTATCTTCTAATGATTATACTAATACAGAAAAAGATAAACTTGCTACAATTGAAGCTTCTGCTCAAGAAAATAAAATCGAATCTATTACAGTTGGTACCAATGTAGTTCCAATCGTTGGTAAAAATGTAACTATTGATACAATGCCTACGGCTGATATTAAAGCATTGCTTCAACGTATTCCTAAATTTGATATTCAAGTAGTTACCGAATTACCTACACAAGATATTAGTGCTTCTACTATTTATCTACACAAAAACCCTGGTGAACAAAATCAAAACTTATATACAGAATATGTATACGTTAATAACTCTTGGGAACAATTGGGTGCTCAAACTGTAGATCTAACAAATTATGCATTAAAGTCTGAAGTTAAAACTAAATTATCTGAATTGGAGAATGATGCTGGATTCATTAAGAAAGAAGGAGCAGTTGTCTCTACTTACAAAATTGAAGATAAAGGTGCTGGAACAACTCTATCTATCTCTAAAGCAGATTTAAATACATCTAGTGTATATAAAATCGATCTTGATGGTAGTGAAGGACAAGAGTTCAATCTAGATCTTCCTAAAGATTTGGATGCTGGTATGCATACAGTTTATGTTGATGCTATCTGGAATAAGAATACTCTTAAAATGTCCCAAAATACAGTAGTGTTTAGTAATGAATTGAGATTCCCAACACTCAAAAGATTTAATGACGATGCTGCTAAGACTGTTGGTGAAGTTGTATTTAAATTTGTAACTTTCAATGGTGGTACAACTTGGTTATGTGAACGTTGTGATCAATATTACATTGCGGTTAAAGTATTAACTCCTACTAATGGTAGTATTACACTCAATGGTGGATATTCTCAAAATAACAGATTTAGAGTTGGTAGTAATGTAACTGTTGCTGCTAGCGCAGATCCTGGATACTCTGTAGCTGAATTGCATGTATCTAGTGAAGAAGACTCTGACCAACCAAATGTTTAAAAATTGATGACATATAAGAGGGTGGGTTAATTTCCACCCTCTATATTTTATCCTTGTAAAAATAAGTAAGGGGAGGTATTAAGTAATGTTAGGTTTGACAACAGTTGCTAAATACAAATCTTTAGAGCGAAGAGTTAAAGAATTAGAAAATCTTAATTCTAGTTTATTAGAAGATAAGGCTCGTAAAACTAATCGTATTGAAAAATTAGAAAATCAAAAAAGAGATTTAATTGAAGAAAATAGTGCTCTTAAATTATCTATTCAAGAAGTGAATGAGTTTAATCTAAAACTTCAAGAAACACTTAATGAACTTAATATGAAATGTGAATCTCTTGAGGCTAGTCTAAAAGAATTAGAAAGTGGTTTGCAAAGACAATTAAATGAATATGATAAAGCTATCAAAACAATCTCTGAATTGACAGATAAGGTGTCTGAACAAGAAGGTCAAATTGAAGCTCTAAAAATTCAATTAAATAGTAAGGAAGAAAAGACTCCTATTATTAAAAAACCTATCACACCTGTTAAACGCAGAACCAGTGTTAAAATTCCTAAACGTAAAGTAGTTGCAAAAGCTGAGGCTGCTAATTCTAAAAAGAAAAAAGCTTCAACTAAAGCTAAGAAACAATAAAGTAATCTAATAAGATTAGAGTCATTTATTGTTTAATCATACAGGAAGGAAATCATAATGCTTGGATTATATAGTGCAACTCAATATAGAGCACTAGAATCTCAATATAAAAAAGCTGATAAATTGGCAAAAGAGTTACAAGCTAGAGTTAATGACTTAGAATCTAAGGCAGAGTCTTCTAAATTGTTAGTAGATTATAATGAATTAAAGATTAGTCATCAAGCTCTTGTAGCTAAAGAAGCTATTGAAGCTAAAACTATTGAGACTTTAGATGCAGCTGTTCAAGAATATAAAACTAAGATTGCAGCTTTATCTTCTGATACAGGAGTTCCTGCAAAACCAAATAGCGAATCTAAAGAAAAGATTACTGATATTGCTAAAGAGGTTAATAACTATAAAGAAGAAATTAAATCTCTTCAAGATAAAATTATTTCTCTTAGTAAAGAAAATGAAAATATCAATAATCTTTATGCATCAACATCTGCTAAGCTTGAAGCATTAAATAAGAATGCAGATTCTTATCAGCTTACTGCTGCTAAATCTGAAAAGCGTAGTAGAGAATTAGAAGAGATTAATAAAAATCTATCTAAATCACTTAATGATCTTAAACAAGAAAATGAAAACTTGTCTAAAGATAAAAACATTTTAATTACTAAAGAAGCTACTTTTAAAAATCGTATTGCTGAATTAGAAGCAGAAAATGAAAAGCTTCGTAGTGAAGCAAAGAATGCTAAAACAATTGATACAACAGCTTCTAATGCAGATTCTTCTAAAGGAGAAGTTGTTACTATCAGAGTTAAAGAAAGTAAAGATTCTTCTGTAGTATTTAAAGCTAATGGCGAAGTTATTAAAGACTTCGTTCAATTTTATAAAGGATCTTCTGTTACAATTGAATGCTATAAAGATGGTAAACTTACAGATAGCTTTATTGTAGAAGAAAATTAGTAGTCTTATTTATCGGAGGTTAGTATAGTCATGGTTAAAATTTTAGATAAAGTTGTTTTCAATAATATTAAAGATGAATTGATTGGTAATGTAAACGAAATCGTTACTAATGAATCTAAAAAATATTTCACACGTTGGTTAAAAGAATCTGGTCTTCCTCAAATCCAAGAGATCGCAGATGTTTATATCAACAAATTGAAAGAAGATGCTTCTAAAGATACTGGTTGGTGTAAAATTCGTGATGGTATTGTTTTACCATTATGCATTACAATCAGTTTGAACATTTTAAACTCTGTAGTTGGCAAAATTATTGAAAAAACTGATGATGTAAAATAATAATCAATCCATCAAGTATCTTAATTGATACTTGATGGGTTTTTGTGCTTTTTTGACAATAAGTAATGAAATTTAATATATTTAAAGAATAGTGGTGATAAAATGTTAGCTCTCCCAAAAGCTCCTAGAACTAAAGAGTTTAATGGAATGCTTATTGTAGATAGAGGTACAAAACAAAATAGAAATGCTATTTTAGATCCTACCTTACCATTCACTTTTGAAGGTATAATGAATAAAGTTAATGATTGGCACTTATGCTTAGTCCATCACAATGTAAATGAATCCAGAAAAGAAAAGAATATAAAATACACTGTTAAATTTTTTAAAGATGATTATACTAAAATTCCTGATATGATAAATGTAATCACACAATTAAGCTATCCTACTAATGATAGAGAATATAACAGTGATACAGCTATTCTTATGGGTAAAATCCCTGCAACCTTGACTGAATCATATATAGATGAACCATTCGTATCTATTCCACTTAAACTTATTAAGAAATTAGATTTTCTTGGAAATAATGATGCTGATGGAATACTATGCTCTCTTCAAATAAATCCTTCTTCTAATGATGATATAGAAAAGGTATATTATAATATGGAATCTACAGGATATGAAGATTCTAATACTGTAGGTATATTTGAATGGATTATATCTGATCAAGAAAATGGTAAAGGTCATGTATATTATAGAAAGACTATTTATCTAAAACCAGATAATAATCCATATCCAGATATAGCTCCTGGATCTGATGAAGATGATGATGATTATGGAGCATAGGAGGTGATATAGAATGTTTAGAAGAAGAAAGTATTTTAGTATTATCAGATTTGATGATGAAGGAATGAAAGATGTTGGTCTTGGAAAAGATGGTTGGTCTAAGCAAGGTTCTATATCCTTTTCTAATAATACCGCCATTCAAGATCCGTATATTTCTACAAGATTTAAATCTTGTTACTGCATGAATGCAAATTCATATTATCATAATACAGAAGAATTTAAGCTAGAGAAGGATCAAATGTTTTCAATTTCATTCTGGTTTAAATTACATAATTCTGCTATTATAGATTTTGATAATAATAAGAATTCATTTATTCCTGGTGTCGAATTTACAGATGAGAATGGGAATAATATTAAATTAATCCCAGCATATCATGGGTCTGTAGAAGGAAAACCATCTGCTGCATTAGTTATCAATGATAAATTAATTTATGATTGCCCATATACTCCAGATAATGAGTGGCATAATATTTTATTCTCAAAAGGTGCATTAGATATAGAACGTTTCTTTCTAGATGGCAAAAAATGGTGGGAATATAATGACAGACATAATTTTGGTAGGATTTTAAAGGATATTAAGTTCGGGAATCCATATGGCGCGCCTAAATCTGGTTCGTATGAATACGAATTAGATCAATTACAAATCTGTAATGATGGGACCTACACTGATAACTTCGAAATGGTCGATATAAGACAAACAGTAGAAAGATTCCCTCCAGTGGCTGTTCAAATGCCAGATGATGAAACTAGAGTAGAACCAAGATTTGTATATGGTGCTCCATTTAATTATAATACTAATCATACTAGATGGGATAATGTAGTTGATAATGTAGAAATTACACGTCCTGTATATTTTAAAAAATCTAGTACTTCCGAAATGGAAATGATGGAAAAAATTAGATTCGAAGAAGATAATGAAGTAGCTCATAGCAATTTTAAATATTACAGTTATCCTGAAAAAGATGAATAAATAGTGGGTAGAGTCTTGATGACTCTACCCGTATTTTAATGATTATTCTAATAAGAATTAAAAGTTATAAATTATAGATCATCTTCATCTCCCCAATCGGCTATTAAAGAAGTCATAGTATCTGACCCATGTCCAAATGTGTAGAATGTAGGATGAATGTAGAAAGGATCAACTATTTCATATTGACCAGGGGTTAAGCCTGCTCTACCAAAATCGAAGTTTTCAGGAACATTCTTTAACTTCACATCTGTAAGTTTACTACAAGATGTAAACATACCATCATAAGTTTCAATACTTGATAAATCTATTACCCCATGAATTTTCTTTAGATTGCTACATAAACCAAACGTATTTTCCATATCTTTAATTTTAGAAGTGTTCCAATTACAAATATTGATTTCTTCTAAACTTTTACAATTAAAGAAAAGAGAAGAGAGACGTTCCAAACTAGTGATATCCCAAGTAGTTAATCCTTTAATAGCTCTAAGAGATACACATCCTGAAAAGAAACCATCTATAGATTTTATACGATTAGTCACTTTTAAATTTCCAGTAACATAACACCATCTTAATTTTTTACAATTTATAAAGAATCCAGCTGCCGATTTGGCATGAGAGATAGTTAAACCACCATAATTAACTCCAAACATTGGTTCAATAGCTTTCCATGTCATATTTTCCATATTTGCTAATGGAGACATATTTGTATAATCTTCATCTTCTGTAAGATAATATGGTTCTGCATCAAATTTACCTGCATCATGATTATCTTTCGTTTCTTTATAAATAGCTTTAAATTTAGCATTCAATGGGTCTTGTGGTTCTGAGAACTGAACAGAGTCGTCAAATGGATTTTTAACCGTCTGGTAATTCAATATGTTATACATACCCCAATAACCACTACCCTTAATAAGTCTATCTTCTGAAGGTTCTTTTTCTTTTACTTTATTAAATATAATATATTCTTGATCTCCACCATTAGTAGGAGATATAGTAAACGAATTATTATTTTCTGATTTCATAATTCCCCCATATATTAATAATCTGTGAGGTCTATAGGAAGATGTTTTACAAATTCTTCATATAATAAGAAATAACCATAAGGTCTAGATTTGAAAGCTCCAGAGAAGCAAGCTAATTTATAAGTTTTACCAGGAGTTACGCCTATAACATTATATGCATCTCCACCGTATCTATGCACTTCTGGAGGAACTTTCCAGTTAGAGTCAATGTATTTGATCTTATCATGATCAAACCATTTAGTCATAGTATTGTAATTAAATATAGCAGTACCGCTATATCTAGCAGCTAAACCACTAGCTTTACTAATTCTATTATTATTTATATCATCTAATAAAAGGTTTCTGTTATTTTTATAAAGATCTAAAACCTTTTCTCCAGAATTCTGATCCCATCGTTCATCAGATCTGTAATGCCAACTATAAATAACCAATAGTCTATCTATTCCATCAGGTATTGTAACATCTTTTACCCTCCAGTATCTATTATCCCTAGTTTCTAAATCACTATAATCTGCATTCCAAGGAATTAATGCATTCACATAGGTTTTAGGAGTAGCTTTAGTAGCAGATACTGTAGCTGGTCCTGTAATAGTAGCACTAGTAATATTTAATCTTCCTGGGTTGTATCCTTCTGCACCTTTAATTGATGCTGTAATAGTTTCTCCATGAACAACCCAAATATCACCACTTGTATAATCTTTACCATTATAATGAACTGTAATGGTTTGATGGTCTGATTGAATTATATTTACCTTATATTTAGGAAGGTAATTGAGGGTTATACCATTACCTTTATCAAATAACCACATAGAGAAATCTTCTTTGAATAGTTTGGTATCTTTACCAGTAATGAATAGAGCCTCTATTTCATCAGCTTTTAGATATAGTTTAATACCTGTACCATTAGGCCCTTCAAATAGATCTTTCTTTAACTCAGCACCTTTATAATCTAATATTCTACCATTAATCCATTTAGTAACCTTTTTCTTTACAATCCCTCTACTAATAGGACGTTTAAATCTTGGCACTAATGAATCAACTCTAGGACTTAGATTAAGTACTTCTAGGTTATATCTAGATTTGATATCTCTAGAAACTTTATGAATATTATTAGAAATATCTAAAATATCTTTTCTTTGAACTAGTTTACCATTAACAAATACGGCCATCAGATTCTTATTAAGATTTCTATCAATTTCATATTTATTGAAATAGATATAACCACTCATAGGAAGTTCTGGAATAGCCTTGTTGTACTTGGTGCCAGTATAGAAGCATATAATATCAATATCATCACGAAGATTGATCATTACATGATCTTCAAATTTGATATATCCTCTGTAGATATTAATACTATAATCCTTACCAGGAACTAATGCTTTTCGATTTAAGAATACTTTAAATCTAGTTCTAAGATCTAACATAGCATAATATGGAGAGTCGATATTATATTTTCTAATACCCTCTTCCCCTACTATATGAAGATCCATTTTTTGAACGGCATATTGTCCTTTATTATGGCAGAATGTAAACTTAATATCATCCTCTTCTGTAATACCAAATGGTACTGCATTTTTAATACGGATAGTTCTTTCATTGATTCTATCATAATAAGCTTGAGGAATAAGTCTTCCTTCATTATCACTGATGAAGAATTGCATTTCAGTAAACTGTTTATAAGGGAATGGGATTTCAATATCCAATACAGCATTATTAGGAGCTACAGAGATACTACAAAAGAATTCTTTTGGATCCATCTCTGCTTGTAATACTGTTATTACAACCTTACCTTCAAAGGATTGAGTATTACCACCAGTAATAGTTGCTGTATCTGTGAAAGATGGTCTATCAGAGAATAGTTTACAGTCTGGATCACCATTTATAAATGAAGATCCACCACCACCTCTAATATCACCGCCTCCACCACCATTCCATCCTGCGCCACCACCAGGAGCGCCGCCATGAACTCTATCGGTTAATGAATCACGTTTACCATGTCCTCCATTAAATGGAAAACCATTAGATTCTGGAGTAATGGTAAATGTAGAGAATTTATCTAAACTGCCACCAAGTCCAGGTTTGTCTTGAGTACCTGGCTGACCAGCATACCCATATCTATACCAGCTATCTTTGCCGTCATAATCTATATTACCATTAGCAGTAGATATTGGTTTGGCTGAATATCCACCACCATCATAACCTTCAAGATAAATGGTATCATTTTTATAATCTATATAATCAGTACCACCACCACCGCCAGCAGCGATCATGATAACACTTTCTTGATCATCTTTTTTTAATGAAATACCAGTGGAGCCACCACCACCATATCCCATCATCTTAGAGAATTCTGGATATCTTGAGTCTCCACCTTTACCAAATCCAAGACCACCAGATCTACCATTTGGTAAACAACCAACAGTAAGAAATAGAGATTGCATATTCTTTGTATCTAATATACCAGTAGCATAGCCACCTCTAGATCCTGTCTTATTATCACCACATAATGAACCTGCTCCATAACATTCTATTTTTATAGAGAGAATCCCAGTCAAGTCGAACTCGACTGGGATACCATTATTTTGGTTGAAAGTGAATACTGTTTGGCCATTATTTTTTTCGACTACACTAGCCATGTGTACTCCTTTCAAAAACTATAAATAATTAACTCTTGCATTTGGTGCGCCCCATGGAGCATTTTCTATAGAGTCAGAAGATAGATCAGATACATGGGATTTAGGATATTCTGCAATGTTAATAACTCTCAAGTTAGGACAATTAGCAAATGCATTTCTCCCAATAGTTTTAACAGATGCTGGAATAGTTATTTCAGTTAATTCATCTGATCCAAATGCATAGTCAGCGATATATTTTAGACCCTTACCTTTTTTACCAAGTTCTGGTTCAACGGCTGGTTCTATAACAACTTCATTCAATTTATCGCATCCATAGAAAGAATATTCTAAAATAGATTCGATAGAATTAGGAATTACAACTCTAGTTAATTTTGAAGCACCTTTACATACTCCCTCTTCCATAGTAGTAACTGTAGAAGGAATAGATAATTCATTTAAACCACTGTTAGCAAATGCCCCGCTACCGATAAACCATAGATTTGGTTTTAATGTAATGGAGGATAAGTTTGTACAATTCTTAAATGCTGCAGGAAGGATCTTTAATACTGTATTTTCTAACTCTAATCTATTTATAGCATTAAATCCATAAAATTGATATGATTGAATTGCTCTAACACTTAGAGGAACACTTACTTCGGTAGAAGTTAATCTATTCTCTGGAGTATTATTCATAATATAGTTTTCGGAATTTTTATCATAAGTTATTCTTATATTATTAGAAGGCTCAAATGCATTATCTGCAACTATAGCATCTTCTGCAATATATAAGTTTTCTAAGAATTTAAATGCATTCTCTTCTACTTTCATATTAGGAACTAATTTAACAGTCTTTAATTTAGGAGTAGCAGCAAATGCATAAGAGCTTATGCGTTTATTATTTTTATCAAATGCAACGTATGCTAATTTAGTCATACCTCTAAACGTATAAGGAGTAATAGTTTCTAAAGATGTAGTAGGTTCAAATTTAATAGCAACTATATCGTCATTATCTGTAAATACAGAATAGAAGCTACTATCTGCATTAAGTTTAGTATGAATAGAAACTACGTTATTTGCTATTAATACATATTTAGCCATATCAGGAAGTTTATAGAATGTATCAACATCTTTACCATCTAGATTAGGGCTGACTTTGTACCAATCTACATCTAAATCTTCAATATCACCATTGATATCTTTAATATATGGATCTTTATAATAGATTTGTAAATCACCTGATATGAAATCTAAAGATATAGGATATTCTCTAATATAGTCCAGATTACCTTCGATAATAACTCTTGTATACCAATTAGATAAATCTTCCATATATTCTAGATTGCCATAGATAATATTCTGTGTAAAATCTAATGTCTTACCAGCTAATACTGGTTTGGCATACATTTCGTCGAACCAAATATCATCATGATCTCTTTTCATATCAAATAAATCATATGGTCCTTCTATTCCATCTTCTGCTGCAGATACTTTCTTCTTATAGAAATAAAGAACTGTAGCAGTCTTACCAGCAGCAAATTGTATATCATTCTTATATTGAGGAATGATAACATTTTCTTTTAGCTTATACCTTTCTGGATTTATGAAGGTACCATTGATGAATAAAGCAATATTATCTGGACTTAGCTTCATATTATCAATATACCAGCTTGGTATAGAAATAATAGTTTTAGAAGTGATAGGGAATTCTATCTTTTCGAAATCTACCCTCTCAGTAAATCCTCCTCTAGCTTCTATATCATCTACTGTAATAACAGTTAGAGTTCTACCAGCTTCTAGATAATATTCTGGTTGGGTAAGAATTAGTGTTTTTGTTACAGAATCATATGCATATCTTTCACTCTCATCAAGAGAAAGACTACCAGCAAATGCTAAGAATTTAGAATTATATCCTATATCTTGAGGAAGCTCAAATGTAACTTGTTTTTCTTCAGTAGCAGTAACTTGCTGTACTCTAATATTGAATCTTAAATTTTCAGAAGTATTTTCTTTATATTCTTCAAGAACACCAATATTGTTGAATATCACCATTACATACTGAGCATATCTAGCATGTCTTATATCCACTGGATCTAATAATTGGATTTTATTATTATCGATCAACTCATATCTAGATGGATCTATATATGTGGAGTTACCGAATAATAAGAAGTTATCTTTGGTAAGTTTATAAGATTTAAATTCTGGTTTGAATTCTACTAATCCAGTATTAGTACCACCATCGGCATAAGAATAATTGAAAGTAATACCAGAGTTTTCAAGTTTATTATCCTCAGTATATTCCCCATCAACTTCAAATTCTGATCTTACATATGGGAATACGAATACTAAATAATCCATAGAACTTTCAGTTCTTTGAAGTGCTCTAGTCTCATATAGAGTAATAAAATCAGCATCTTCTGATAAAGTATACTGTTTTCTTTTATCTAGATAAATACCATCTTTATTAAATACGAAGAAGTACTTATTTCCTCTAGGATAAGATTTATATGGATAAGGAACCCTTACAACAGTTTGATTATTCTTTTCTGCATATACTACTTTAGAACTCATATAAACGTCGTGATTATATGGAACGTGAGTAAAGTTGTCATCACATTCAATATAGAATACGTCTACATAATCTCCTTCTTTGAAAGTACTTGCAGAATAAACCCTTTTATATTTAACGCCATTTGTGAAGTTAGGTGCTATAATCTTATAAATAGAATTGTTTAATAGATGACCATTTTTAAAGATAATATATCTTTTAGTATCCCAACCAGATTTGAATTCGTCTTCTAAAGAAATATAATTAGAGTTTCGTTCTATATTAAATCTCTTATATAAGAATTGTCGTTTAGATCCAGCATATAATGGAAGATTAGCAGCATATTTATTATCATCAAATGTAATTTTTCCATTATCATCAATTACATATTTTAGAGGATATAAATGACCACTAGTAACTTCTGCAAAGATTTGGATATCATCAAATTTAATACCAGTGCAATTATAGCAATGGCCTTTATATTTGCTTTCCAATTCTTTTACTAATTGGAAATCTGTAGTCTTTTGATTATTCTTTCTAAGACTTTCTGGATCTACTGGTCCATCATATCTAATCTTTTCAACTACTGTAACTGATAATGGAAATTCAAGATCTTTATCTTGTTTATCTATTTCTAAACTACCATTGATTACATCATTGCTTAGATCATTTTTTGTATATTCAAAATCACCAGTAAGTAATGGATCTTCATCAATATAGTTTTGAAGAGTGCCGTATTCTACTTGAATATAGCATGGATTATCACCATTTTCAGCAAGATTGAATACTTGTTGAGTTGGTTGGATATTATATCTATAGAATTCAGTATTTTTAGGGTCAGCAGTATTTGTGATATACCCACCAATAGCAAATACAGAAAATAAAGAAGCTCTGCTATATTTAGGAATTGTAACTGATACAGGGGTTGGCTGCTCTAATGATTTATAAGTAACAACACATCCATCACCCTTTAAGAATTCTACTGTAAGTTCAAAATCATTAATCCCGATCTTTCCAGGAGGTAATGGGTTTATATTAACAGTCTTAGATACATCATAGACTTTCTTTAATTCATTTTCAAAGTTATCTTTATTACCAGCTATAACATTCACTATTGGAGTTGTAGTATATTTATCAAATATAGAAAATAAACTACTAGCTCCTATAGGAGAATCATTTATTTGCCTATTTGAATTTGATGGATCTCCAGGCATAATAGCTCTATCATAAAATAACTGATTGAATTTGAATGTAACTTTTAAAACATTCTCATTTGGTTTGGGAACGTATACGGATGATAGATCAAATAATACAGAACCATTTAACTGAGTTTTAGACATTACTCTATCAATAGAGGTATTGCCGGTTCTTCTATCTCGATCCCTAAGATTTTGATTTATAGCATATGATTTACGGTTACTATCCGTAGAGTCATTTTCTATTTGAGCAAGGATAAGATCCTTAACCCCATCTATTTTTTTACGAGGATATGTTCCATCGAAATAACTATCTTTAAAAGGGATTGGAATTGTAACCACTTTGGTTACAAGTTTAGTGTACAAAAGCTCTCCCTCCTTATACAATAAAAAAGCGAAATTTATTACTAGTATGTACCCCTATACGAAATTATCGTATAGGGGTTTGATTGTAATAAAATTATGCTTTAGTAATTACAATTGGAACTTCAATCTTACATGGAATATCTGTAGGAGTAAAATCATAAGAAGGATCTACTTTACAATAGAATTCATAAGATTCACCACTATTATCATTAGGATCTACATAGTCCCAGATATAGAGGTCTACATTGCAATCTATATCAACTGGAGGTATATCAACTTTAACCTGGATTTGGGATGGGATATCTAATGAGATATCTCTTTCATAAAGAGCCAAGCCTGGTTTAACTCTGATAGATGATATGATATCATAAGTTTTAGTCTTTTCTGGAACGATAACGATGGATTTAATATCTTTATTAGATACCTTTCCTGTCCTAATCTTTCCAATGAATTCTTGTGTATTATTATTGATATATAAGATTCTGCTTTCTAGAGGTTCTAGGAAATTTACCATATTATGGCAGCGAATAGATTCTAATACATCTATGCTAGATGTAGGTCTGTATGTACCATATACAAATCTACTAGTACCTCTAATAGTAAGCTCTTTTCCTGGATCGAATTGTTTTAATTTAATACCTTTATAATCAGTATTAGCTGTATCGAATTCTGATCCAAAGATTACTACAGTGCTATGAGAATATGGAATAGTAAGATATACTGATTCGATAATCTTTCTATTTCTACTTAGCACAAATCTATATACATCATCAGAGTAGCTGATAGTTAGTCGTAAGTTATTTCTGTTTTCTATATCCTTTAAGTTGTAACTGAATACTGGGGTATGGGGATTTAAAGCATTTAGTGAACGCTTATATTCCTCTTGATTGCCCATGTATAAGTTACAAAGAGGTTCGCCAAAGCCACTCATAACGGTGATAACATTGACAAGACCGTTCTTACTATTGTAATCGAAATCAAAATCTATAACTATACGACCAAGCTGCTCATTTCTTCTTGGTTTGTAAACACCTTTTACATCGATAAGAGCAGATCCGCGGAATCTATTCTTACCAAAGTATTCTTGTTTATCTCCATATTCCTTAAGATATAAGTCATTAATATCTTCTATACCAGTAGATTTTTCTCTCTCAAATGGTATAGGTACAATAATGTTTTTAGTTTCAGTAAAGATTTGTTCATTCTCACCATTTTTAAGTTTGGTTGGAGTATGAATTGTAACTCTATTACCAGAATATGTTGTTTGATCATACCATTCTGGAACAATACCATTTAAGAAATAGATAGGATAAGTCCTATAATATCTGCTCTTAAATAAGTCACGTTCCATTTCATATGCAGTATCACCATTAGCATCTAAAGAAGATGCAGCATTTAATTTACCTATATCGAATGTAATTCTATCAGCAGTAGCTCTTTCTTCATAAACCTTATCAAATTTAATTTGTTGATAGCAGGCCATATAATCTAAAGCTCTTGCAAGATTCTCACCATAATGCTTACTCTTATAATATCTAGTATTAAAATCAGACATTAGTTCTTTGAAATGATCATCCATTTCATAGAATTCTTCGAATAAAGCAATATAGCCATTCATGAATGCATTATTAGTTGGGTGAACTGCTAATGCTTCATTAGGTAGAGAGTCATCTAACCAGATACAACTGAAATAAGTTGGAACCCTTAACATTGGTTCTCCAGTATACAAGCATTTTATAATATTTCTATTATAAATCTGGCCAAATAGATCAGGAATGTATCTACCATTTTGATCAAATGCTACTAGATTATCTAAAGTTATTTTGAACTTCTTGTCAATAGTCATATCGTATAATACAAATCTACGACCAAGTGCAAGTTCTTCTTGAATAACTTTATATCTTACATTTGTAGGATCGTCGTATTCACTTACTAATTTAAATAAGACAAAGACAGCATGTTGTCCTTTCTTTATTCCATCACTAGCTTCCATGAATACAAGCTTATCCCCTTCAATTCTATATCTTCTAGGAATAACCAATTTATCATCTATAAACAACATGAAATTGTTTAGATTATATTTAAGACCAGGCATATCTGGAAGGGTAATAGAATTGCTATTAGTATCTACTTCTTGAGAGAAGAAGAAAGGTTTTAGATGAAGAGGACCATGTTGAGAACCTTTAGTAATATTTACAAAAGCAAATATTAAAGTATCTCCTTTATGGATTACTTTAGCAGAATTGGTAAATGTAATAGTATAATTATCTCTATTGACTACATAATCATTTTGGTTAAGGAAGATACTACCATTAAATACTAAGATTTGATTGTAGTTATTTACATCAGGCCAATCTTCTACTGGTAATTGGAATACTATTTGCTCATCTTCTTGAGCAACCATAGAGAATACTTTAGAAGTGGCATAGTCTTCTATTAACCAATCAGAATTATCTGTAATAATCTCCATTGTATATAGAGCATCAGAAGGTAGATCTAAAGTTTGATAATTGAAGAACTCAATTAAGTCTACACCCATAAGACGATAATTCTTAGGATCTATAGGAACATTGTCTCTGTATAGAACTATCTGATCACCAGGTTTTACATAGCCATGATCCCATGCTCTAAAATACATGAAAATATTTCTACCATGAATTCTTTTAGTTTCTAGATTACCATATCTCCATACATAATGAACCATTTCATCATCACTATGTCTTATACTACCACCCTCACTATCTACATATGAAGGCATAGTTTGTTCATAGATACCATTAGTTCTAAGCTTAGTATTTGGAGCTTGATCGTTATCTATATAATAGAAATAAATTGCTGATTGGGAGTTATCAAAATATCCATCTTTATTGAATTTATAAATAGGAGTTTTATCTTCTCTTTCGCCAATAAACTCTTCATAGATTACTGGGAATGGAATTTTTATATATTCAACAGTCTGTACCGGTCCTGATAAGATTGGATCTCTATTATTAATAAACACTGTATAGAAATCATCAGATCTTATCATGTATATTTGGGATAATGGTACAAACTTACCATCTACAAATAATAGGAATGGATTTATAGCTTTATCCATTAATAGGTGATATGCATTGCCTTCAAAGAACCTTTGCTCTTCAAAACCAACTCTATCATGAGCCATATTATATAAAGAGATTACAGTAGAATCTATATACTTAGACTCTCTATTCCATTCTTCTCTTTTAAAATATTCTCTTTCTTCATGCCATTTTATTCTAAGTCTTTGAGGAAGATATCCTCTTTGAGCTTCGTTAAAATAGTATGCTGTAGATTCCATTTTGTGATCAATAAGATCCTGAGTTTCTGGTTCTAATTGACCTAAAACGTTTGAATGGTTGTTTCTAAAATAATTCTCTATAGTATCTTCTGTTGTAATATAAAGAGTTGGAGGAACGAATGTATCATAATAAATACAATCGTCAATAATGCTAATATCATCAAGATATCCACTACCAAATGTATGAATATCATTACTAGTGCTTTTCTTATATCCAATAAATAATTCATCTCCAAAAGTCATAGACCCTTGAATATCATTAATGGTAGTTAAACAACCATCTACAAATATTCTAAGAACATTATCATCTCTAGTTATAGTTAGATAATGCCATTTATCATTGAAAGTATAATCTACTATAGCACTAGAATACTTTTCTTCTGGAGAGATTTGAATAGTAAAATATCCAGCCTCTTCTATATATACGAAGTTATTATGACTATTTCTATCTTTACGTTTATATGATAATAAAGGAATCTTCTCATCTTTATTAATATTCTCTTTCTTAATTCTATATTTAAGATAGATAGTGAAGTTCTTTTGAGATTCCAAATGCTTTTTAAGTTTAGATACATCTTCTAACCATAAGCCAGCATTATCATTAAACGGTTTAAAATAAGCAGTACCAGCTGCTTCAATAATAGATGAGGTATCTGTAAAAGATACCCCACCTAAGTTTTTGATAGAAGAATTATTGCAACCAGTTTTATCAAAATGGAGGTTTAGTAAAAAATTAGGCATTACGAATACCTCCTAAATTATCTAGGCAATGGAGCCTAGCATAGTAATTACATCTTTAGAATATTGAACCATATCTTTGCCACAGATTTTTTCAATAGTCTTTTGGTTATTCAAATAACCGCCAACGTATGCGTCAGTAATCATAGCAGAGAATGCTGGGAAGTATTCTAAACCAAATACTGTACCAGGGCCAAATTGCATCATCCATCTTTCTACAATAATATCTAAGCTAACTGCTTTAGGATTAAGATGCATTGCATCTCTTAAAGAGTTAACAAAGATCTTGATATTTTCATATGGATTAAGATCCTTTTCTTTGATATCACTGTGTTTACGACAAGCTTTTTCAATAGCATCTTCTAATAGGATAGCTTCATTTTTAGAAATATCTGCTACTTTCATAGCAATGTCTCTAGCTTTGTTTTCGTTATCTAATTGAAGAATACCCATTAAGAAGTACATAGCAGAAAGATAAGTAACTTGAATCTTTTTAGATTCTTGAATAGAAATCTTAGCTAAGAAATCAATAATATGAGTAAAGCAATTTGCAAAGCATTTAGTAATACCAATATTCATATTTGCTCTACGTCTAAGAATATCAAAGTTTTTATGATAGATCATAGAAACACCAGCATTCATAAGATAAGAAACTAATGCTGTTTCATTTACATTGTAATCACCATGTTTTGGATCTTTTACAATACAAGCAGATGCATCGATAAATACTTTGATTTTACCACGGTCTCTACCTTTCATTTCCTTAGCACAGAATACTTTGAAAGTTCTAGGCAAAGGAACATCGCAGTCTAATAAAACTGTATTTGTAGAATTAAGAATACGCAATAATGCTTCATCTGTTCTTTGATGTTTCAAATCTAAAATAACACCTTTGAATTCTTCTGTAGCTTTATCGATCAATGGATCAGTCATAATAGCATCCAATAAGAGTTTTTGATATTTTGGATACTGTTTATAAAAGTAAGAGTCAGAGTAGGATTTTAATTCCTTCATGAGTTTTGTTTCCTCCTATCAGATATTTTTAAGTAGTTATTTTAATGTCCCTGCAGTAAATAAGCCCATTCTGTATATGATAAAATACGAGGTCTTAGACTTGTTATTAAGTGATAAAGAAAGGGGTAAAATTAATGCAATTACAAGATATATTAGATCTTCATGTGGAAATGAATTCTAGTGATAGATACACATATAATGGTAAGAATGTACCTAGAGTTACTGAAGTACTTTCTAAAATGATTAGTGAAGAGAAGTTAATGAGTTGGGCAAATAGTCTTGGATTTAAACATCAACGATATAGAGATGTATTAAATAAAGCAGCAACTTTTGGAACTAAGATTCATCATGGAATAGAATGCTTTTTAAAAGGTCAAGAAGTTCCAGAAGATACACCATCTATTTGTTTTAAGGCCTTTCAAGAATGGTGGAAAGTTATTAAAGACACTAATTATGAAATTATAGGTCAAGAGCAAAAATTAGTCTGCGAATGGTATGGTGGAACATATGATTGTCTTATGAAAATAAATGGAAAAATTTATCTTATAGATTTTAAGACTTCTAATCATGTAACCTATAAATATTATTTACAATTAGCAGCATATTCTAAAGTTCTTAGAGAAAAAGAGAATATTAATATAGATGGTGTTATTATTCTTCAATTAAATAAGTATCAACCAAAATACAAAGAATATATTCTAGATCTAGCTATTCCAGATCATAAAGAATATTTTGATTTATGTGAAAGAACATTTATTTCTATTCTTTATAGCTATTATCATATTCATTATCTTGAGGAGAATTTTAATGATCTTGCCAAGAAACTTCATCAGTTCCAACCACAAAGTGCATGATAAATATGATCCATTAAATATCTTCGAAGACTTTACAAGATATATTAATGAATTTAATAGGACTGATGGTAATAAAGTTATTAGATATATGAGGAAATGGATTATAAGATATATAAAATTTCCTCTATTAAGTAATAGAATATCTAAAGGCTCTAGAAAGATTCTAAAGGAATCTTTTAAACATCCCGAAACTTTAGTATATCATGTATTACGATATTCTGTATTCTTATTATATTTCACCATCTTATTTCAAGTAGATCTAGAAGATCTTCTTAAAACTATATTTGAAAATAATAGAGACAGCTGTGATATTATATTTGAATATAATGATACTAGAGAGAATGCTTTTCAACGTATAAATAAGATTATCATAATCAATTACAATCTAAATAGTTTATATCTTCCAAATAATGAAAGGTTTATAAAAACTAAACTTAGGTTGGATTTGGATGAGCATTTTTATACTATAGAAGAAACTATCTACAAATGTTCTACTAGATTAGAAACATCTGTTGCTGAAGTTGAATCTTTTAGAAGATTCCAGATAAATGAAAAGGGAATGATAATCAATCCTAATTATATCTTTAGCAATAACCTTAAAGCCGAGGAATACAGTAAATATTCTGTAATGGCTGTTAATATAATGGGAATTTTAGATATCATTTTAAGATCAGTCTTAAATGTTGGAGTTACCAAACAAGTTGTAGATGATACTAGAGCATAAACTTGCTCTAGTATTATTCTTAACTTAAATTTTGGTCACATACTATAATAAGGTAAGGAGTGATTAAAGAAAACAATGAAACAAGTAGTAAGTTTTGATAATATAAAAGATACATTTGTTGAAGCTCATATATCAGATTTGCACTTTGGTACTATAGAGCCTTTAACTGAATATAAAATCTTAAATGAACAATTTTTAAACTATCTCGAAATGATGAATGTGTTAGATATAGTATCTGTTAATGGGGATATATTTGATCATAAGTTTATGGCAAACTCTGATGCTGTAGTATATGCAATCTCATTTGTACAAAGATTAGTTGATATATGTAAAAGAAAAAATGCAACCTTGATACTCATAAACGGTACTGGATCTCATGATGCTGATCAGCTCAAGATCTTTGTACCATTTATGAATCAAGGTTGTGATCTAAGGATTGTAACACAAACTCAATTTTTATTTATCAAAGGTAAGAAAATTTTATGTATTCCAGAAATGTATAACATGGGTGAGCCATATTACAACCAATTTTTAATCAATTCTGGATTATATGATGCTTGTTATATGCATGGCACTTTTAAAGGTGCTATCTTTGGTAAGAATAAAAGAGATTTAGCATCTAATAGGGAGCCGGTGTTTGATATAGAAGACTTTGGTAATTGTAAAGGTCCTATTATATCTGGACACGTTCATGTTCATGGTGTATATAGTAATGACTTTTATTACTGCGGATCTCCTATAAGATATAAATTTGGTGAGGAAGAAGAAAAGGGGTTCATCGTTCTTCTACACAATATCAAAGAAAGAAAATATATGGTTCATTTTGAACCTATTAAGTCTTTCCGATATGATACTATTAATCTTGATGAAATGATTAATCAAGATCCTAGGATTATAATTGATTATATCAAAGCATTATTGAATGAGGGTATAGATCATCTTAGAATCCTTATTACAAAGAATAATCCTAGAACTATAGAGTTGCTTAAGAATTTCTATAGAAGTAAGGCTAATGTAAAAATTGAAACTAACTTTGAACAACAGAAGATACAAAAAGAGTTGCATAGTATGAATCAGAAATATCAAAAGTATGATTATCTATTCGATAACAATCTATCTCCTGAGCAAAAGTTGGTACAATATATGAACCAAGAAGAGGGAAATGATTTTTGGAGTGTTGAAAAGTTTGCTGATTTCATGTCTTATATTGAAAAACTTTAACCTCGAAAACATTATAATACTACTCGAACGAAAAATATAAAAACTATAAATGGGAGTTTCTAGTATGACAGACTTTGACAAGAGAAAATCAAAATATCAGCCAACGAATACAAAAACTGCTAGAAAGGCTCCTCAAGCTTCTGGCATCACAGAGTATATGCTGAATTCGTTTTGCCGATATGCTCTCTCTATGAATGATAACATCCGTAAGCACGGATTAACTATGTTGAATAGTTTAATCATCAGGATCAATCCTGAGGATTTTATAAAGAATCAAAACTGTGCTATTAAGTTAAGATTCTTAAAAGCAATTCTAGAAAATAGAATGAATGGATTGAATGATAGAGAAATGATTCTATCTAATATCAATCTTACTATGGATATAACTAATTTAGAAAAAGATCAATCTTTGACTAGAGAACTTTCTAATGATGAGGTTATATCTATTGAGGGTAATATTTCTATGCTATTAACTAATAATGAAGTTGATGAGCATATTAACGTATTACTCGATGCTATCACTAAGTATCAAAATGCAGATTTTAGAGAAAAGAATCAAACTATCGATTATTTAAAATCTAGAATTAGTGATATTCAAACTGTGTTTAGACGCAATGAGGCAAATAAAGATTCATCTGATACATTATTCAGATTATCTCAGTTAGAAACAACTGTTCCAGATATTCATAAGTATGTAACTAGTCCATCATATAAACTAGTTACTGGAATGCAGGGATTTAATGCTATGCTTGGCGGAGGTTTCCAAAAAGAACGTGTATATTCATTCTTTGGTGCATCAGGTTCTGGTAAGACAACGACTCTAGAGAATATAATGTATCAGCTATGGAAATATAATCAAGATTTCATAACTCAGGATAAATCTAAGAAACCATGTATTATATTATTAACAATGGAAAACTTAGTTGTAGAAACAGTTTGTTCTTTATATCATATTATGACCAAAGGCAAATCTATGGAAGCATGTGCTACAGCAGAAGATGCAATAGCACAATTCAAAGCATGTCAATTTGAATTTGATCCAGAAAATAAAAGAGCTGTAGAGTTATTTATTAAATATAAACCTGTAAATTCTGTAGATACTTCTTATATGTATAAGATAGTAGAAGACTTAGAAGATGAGGGTTTTGAAACTATAGCATTCTTACAAGACTATATGATGCGTATCAAACCATCTGAAAGAACAAAAGACGTTTATCAGGATCTTGGTACAGTAGTAAATGACTTTAAAACATTTGCAATCTCTAAGAAGATCCCAGTAATAACCGCATCACAGCTTAATCGGGAAGCGATGAAGATTATTGATGAGGGAAGAAATGCTAACAAGTTAGATTCTATTAAGAAACTAGGTCGTGCAAATATTGGTGAATCTATTAAGATTGATACTAACCTTGATGGTACTTTCATTATAGTTCCAGAATATGATAAAGAGGGTAATAGATATCTTGGTATTAAAATGACTAAGCATAGATATAAACTTCCTCCTACTCATAGATTAGATTCTATATTCCAACCATTCTATCCAAAATCTGTAGCATTGGTAGAGGATTTATTTGAACCAAAAGCGGTATATAGAGAGTCTCTAATAAATAATGATATTGAAGAGGTAACTTCTAAATTTGGTACAACAGAGCATGTTTCTATAAACAATCCTGCTAAAAGATTAGAAGCTTTAAATAAGTCTGTTGATATGACAGCTGGAACAGGATTGGTAAAAACTCCTAAGAGAGACAATAGTGTATCAATACCTACTGAAACAATGGTAGAAAGACCTCAAACAAAAATGGAAGATACAAAGCTTATAGAGATGACTCCTAAGTTCTCATTAGATAGTGAAGATTCTTCTCCATTTGCTAAGAATAAAAAGAAAGAGGTTATAGTATTAGTACCACCTCCACATCTTAACAAACAAACACATTAAAGTAGTGGGATGGGAGTATTTCCATACCACTGTTTTTATTGCCTAAGATGAAGACGTACTAGAAGAACCAATAGATGCTGTAGAAGAATAAGATTTAGATATAAATTTATTCACAGGTGTAATGATCTTATCTTTGGCATGTTTTTGATTATAAGTATTCATAGCCATAGATTCTTTATTATAAATAATAGATAAAGCTTTTGATAGAGTTGCTTTAGGTAATAAATACAATGTCTTATTTGGAATAGTGAATTCATGAGTACTACAAATATTATTTAAACGTAAGATTATGTAGAATAGTTTTGTAGAGCCATAAATTTTATATGCCAACATTTTTGGATTGTATTTGTATTTATTAACTTCTTGAGAAGATAATTCTATTAAGATGGATTGTTCTTTAAGATCTGTTAGATAATCATCTAACAAATTCTTTACTACAAACTCAAATCCATCTCTAGTTTCATAATAAGAAATAGATTTATAATCTGAATTGTCACTAGCAGCATTACCAGCATCAATAAACTCTTTAAGAGTATGAGTTTCAGTAATACTAAGACTAGCACTATTATAATATATAGCCATTGGTTATTGCTCCATTCCAATAATTTGAGGTTTAGTAATATCACCGCTTAAAAAGGTGACGATAAATCTAGTACCTACTGGGATATATTTCTTTGGATAAGTTCTTGTAACTTCTCTTGGAAGAGCTAATTTTACTACTGCTGTTCTTTTTACTTCACCAAATTCTAACCCATCTGTTTCTTTATTCATAAGATTAGGAATAGATACTTGATTTCTATATAAAGCCCGGCTATTATTTTGCATACCTCCAGTCATTTGGAGTTTGAATAATTGCTCGCCAGGATGGAATTTATTCACATAATCATCTAAAAGAATAGCAATCTCAGTATTAGAGTTTACGTTATGAGTACTCATATTATTATCACCTCTTTCATTATTAGTGTGTCGAAATATAAAATATAAAAACGATATTGATAAATTAGTAATAGATATATTTAAAAGAAAGGAAAATTATTATGGCAAAGAAAAAAGTTAACGTATTAGGTGGAGATATAGCATCTTTAACAGACTTTAGATCATCTACTTGCACCAATCCAGAATTATCTGAAAGATTTATTAAAGATGTGATGAGAATTACTGGTCTTGAAGAAGATCATGAGGGTTATATTGTAGATACAGAAGAAGATTTTGAAAATCCAGATTATATTGTTGTGAGAGGAAAGTTCTTACGTCATACCAATAGAGGTATTCTTCATAAGAAAGATTTGATCTTCGATCCTTATAACAACCCAATCATTATGGATGAGTTATTAAAGCAATATTTACAAAAGTCTCATCCAGAGATTGTATCTGCACAAATTATGTCTGCTAAACCTAACCAAGCTCCTAAAGTAGATACTTATGGATATATGACGTTATTATATTCTAATGGAGCAAAGATTCAAACTGATATGCATTATAAAGATTCTACCAAATACCTAGAAGCATATATGCGATTAGAAGCAATGACTAATAGTTTAGTAAGAGAAACTCTTGCTATATATGATGCTTATGAAAAAGAATATTTTGAAGCTCTTGAAAATGAAAAGGTTAAAAAATGAGAATAGATTTTGAATTAACCGATGAGCAACAAGCATTAATAAAGGCTGCTGTTCATTGGTATAAACATGAATCAGAATTAGTATTCCAATATAGTGCTCCTGCTGGTGCTGGTAAATCTACTGTAATGCATTGTATTATAGATCAGCTTGGATTAAGACCAGAACAGGTGGCTCCTATGGCATACGTTGGATCTGCGGCCATTGTTATGCGACTTAATGGATTTTCAAATGCGTCTACTGCACATTCTTGGTTATATAAATTAGAAGTTAAGACAGAGAAAGATGGTGTTATGGGGAAAGAATATACTACTAAGAGATTTGTGTATTCCCCATTAGATCCTAATGAAATCAAACTTATATGTGTCGATGAAGCATCTACAATACCTCTAAAGATGAGACAAGAGATGGAAACAAATGGTATTAAAATATTAGCATGTGGAGATCTCAATCAGTTACCACCAGTAGCTGATAAACCTGGTTTCCTTTATACTGGAAAGGTATTTAGATTATCTAAAATCATGAGACAAGCTAAACATTCTGCCATAGTAGAAATATCTAATATGCTTATAAAGGGTATACAGCCAAGAATAGGCAACTATGGTGATGTAATGGTTATATCAAAAGACGATCTTAATGATGATATGATCAAAGCATATAAGACAATTATCTGTGGTACCAACAAGACTAGGGACCAATTCAATGGATATGTAAGACGTAATATCTTGAATACGTCTAGCCCAGTTCCTATGATAGGAGAAAAGGTAGTATGTAGACAGAATAACTGGAGAGTTGGGATAGATGGTATTAATCTAGCTAATGGTTTAGCTGGTACAGTTACTAACTATCCATCTATTACTGGTTATGAAGCTAAGAGTTTTATGATGGACTTTGTTCCAGATCTATTTCCAGATATTAAATTTGAAAAATTAAAATGTGATTTCAAATACTTCATATCTGATTATAGAACAAGACGTGAAATGAAGTCTATGATGAATAATAAATTCAGTTCTAAATTAGAAAAGTTTGAATTTGGATATGCTATCACTACTCATATATCTCAGGGGTCTCAATACTTTACTGGAATATATTTAGAAGAACATCTCCACAGAGACATACAGCGAAATTTAAACTATACTGGTATTACAAGATTTAGAAATTCTTGCATCTATGTATTACCTGTTAGACGTATGATGATTCCTGTAAGAAAGTCTGTGGTCTCTTTAAATGGTCGATCTATACTATAAAGTAATATAAAGAAGAAGAGGGTCGTAATAACCCTCTTTTTTTGTTTTAAACTACACTTCAAATGTATACTATAATAGTGTAGTGTAGTTCTAATTTAACCATATAAGGAGGAATCTAGATGCCAATATTTAGAGAACGGAAACAGATAGTACAGCTATTCGACCCTACTACTAGAGAAGAAGTAATTATTGATGACAAGCCATATTTGTTATTATTCGTACTTGCTGGTAATGATACTACAGATGAAGGTGAATGGATAGCTCTCAGAGGTAGAGAAACAGTATTCCAATATCTTCTACAATCATTCATGAATTATGACTGCTTAAATAGTTATGTCATGAGTGGTAATCTAGGATTAGGTCGCGAAGTATCCATCTATTCTTTTTTGCGTATGCTAATTGAAAAACATTTTCCTGATCAAGGATTAACCGTTGAAGAATTAGATGAATATGTAATGGATTATGCTAATCAAGATAAGGATTCTAATCTAATGGAACCTGGTGACTTACAACTCCATTATTATAAAGAGATGAACTCGCCAACTAAATAGTACTCATTAAAAATTATAAGTATTAGAAAGTAGGTGAAATTAAATGAGAGAAATCAAACCACAGTTTGTAAACAAGAAAACAGATAAAAGTATGTTTTTGGATAAAATGTATGGTGGTAATAGAAATGATATTATTACCATGGACCATATCAGAAGAAACATCAAATTTTTATTCAGAGATATTGCTAGAGGATCTGTAACAAATCCAAAGTTTGAAGAAGCGTTAAAATCAGATACAAGAATATTACAATATGCATTAGATATGCTTGCATTTGATATTAGAAAAGCAAATGTTATCTTAGTAGCATTAAATGATAGCTGTCCAGGCCTTTATACTAAAATAGGGGATAATGGATTGATAAATGAAGTTATTAATGAAACTAATGCTAAAATGATCATGTATCAAATTATGTATAATGGCATTTCGGCTTATATTCAAACAGGTGATTTTATTCAACTTAGAAGCGTAGGGATGACGTTAAACAATCAATTCAATAGAAAGTACCAATCGGTATTCTTCTAATGATAAATGGCTATCGCTCGATATTTCATAGAACTACACTATCAAAGCATTCTATAAGAAGAATGAGACAGAGAGCGAACCTTCGAAATAAGAAAGGTCGTAATAGATTCGCAAAGAATATAATCAGATATGGATTATGTCTTTACGATATCCCACGTCATCCTAGATTTACGTCTTTTTTCTACTATATGAAGCATATGTGTAAGAAAGCTAATAACAAAAGTCCATTATGTAAGGTATATTTATATAAGAACTATATAGTTCCTATATCAATAGATGGAGTGATTATTACTTGTTTTGAAGTCAAAGAAGATTTCAAACAAATGTTTGATGAAATAGTAGAGTATAAAAACAAATTAAGAGATCCTAAAACAAATATAACTGAAAACATTCTTCAAGGTTTCGTATCACTTAATTAGGTTTACATTCAAATAAACCTAATTTTTAGAAAGCGAGGTATTCAATCTTGGAAACAGTTGACGTTGTAAAATTAAGAACTCTTTGTGAAAAAGCTGAGACTGAAGTAAGACGCGGCGATGGTTCTGTTGAAAAAATGAAATTCCCTACTCATGTTGTATGCGATAACAGTTTGAATGTAATAGATTATCATAATGGAAATGTAATTTGGAATGATGCTGAAGGCTATTTCGTATATTTCCTAGTAATGAACCCTAGTACTATTCATAACTCTCCATCTGCTGGCATGAGTTTTGGTGCTAAGTCCATGGTTCCAGCTGCTATGATCTGTATTGATTATGGCGAAATTCAAAATATTCGTTGTGAATTGAATGAAGAAGCATTTGAAGCGGTTGCTGCTGCTTTAAATATGACTCAAGATCAAATTGATTACAATAAACACCGTCTATTTGAACAAACAAATGCAGATATTGCTATTCAAAGAAAACGTATGTATGCTTATTCCAATCAAGCTCATAAAAACAGCCCTGATGGAAAACGTAACTTTACTGATTTGGAAGAATATGATAAAACAGTTCATCCAGTTTCATACTAATAAAAAATTAGTATCAGTATAACACTTTTATAAACAAATGTAATTTAGTTGCATCTGAAAATACCATTCTAAATAAATTTTCGGTTGTAAACTATAATAATGATACCAATTTGATATACCTCGTTATGAGGTATATCATCTGGGTATCGCTTTTTCCATTTTTATCCTAGGAGGGAAAAACTTATGTACAATTTTAACAATGGCTATGGCCAACAATTCAATGGAATGACTTATGGTAACAATGCTCCTCAAAACCCAACAATGTCTCAATTGTTGAGTCCTGAAGAAATGTCTGAGATCCAAAAAGCACCTCAAGCATTCCAAACAAAACTCACTCGCGATGAGTATCTTCGTGCACTTTGCACACACAAAGATCAAAACGGTAATATTAAATTGGAAAAATTGGCAGACGGCCGTTATCACTGCCCAATTTGTAACTCTGATTTCAATCTTATTGATTTGAACGCTGCTAAAGGTGATATTGAACAAATCTGCTTGAACATGAATGATTTGTATCAATCCATCAAAACTTATTTACCTAACCCAACAAGCTCCATGCGCGATATCTACATGATGATTGCATTCTTCAACAAAATCCCACAATTATGGGGTATTGCTAAAAATGCATTTGAAAAGATTACTAACGTTAATGGTGTATTACAACCAGCAGATGAAACTAACGCATTCCAAATCTTGGGTAACATCTTTAACCAACCTGGTTTCGGTGGTTTATACCCTAGCAACTTCCAAGCTGGCATCGGCAATCCTGCTATGATGTATAACGCTGCTCCTACAACTCCTGTGTATGGTCAACAATTCCAACAACCAGGTGCTATGCAAGCTCCAGCACAACCAATGCCTCAATTCCCTAGTCCAAACCCAATTGGTACTGTAGAGGCTCCTCAAGATTTCACTGCTAATGCGGCTCAACCAACTTATGCAGTAAATCCTAATGTAGCAGCTGCTCCAGCCGCTAACCCTAATGTAGCTCCTGTTCCTACTCCAGATGTAGTAGAACAACCAGCTGCTCAACCACAAGCTTAATATAAAAGCTTAATCTTTTTTATAATCTGATATAGGATTTCATCATCTATTATAATACATACAAAGTTCACACTATTCCAAATCCTATATCAGATATTTCTTTCTAACACAACAAACTCTAATATTGATTGCTAATCACACTATGAAGCGAAGATGGTTAACTCCATCTTCGCTTTATTTTTTTATTTTAAAATATAAAATAATTATATACTATAAAGGTGAGAAGTATATTTAGAATAAAAGATATATTTCTTAATTAGAAGAATATAAAATTTTTTGAAAAGAAAGGAGGGAAAATCATGTCATTGTATGATTCTGTGGTAGAACTTTTCTCAAAAGATGAAGAAGAGGAAACTCTAGATAACTACTATCGCCCATATGCAGATAAAAGGAATATTGGCGAGATTAAGAAAACCGTTGAATTCGATGTAAACAAGTTAATTGAAAATCCAGAATTCTTGAGAGTAGTAGAAGAATTATTTGGAACCCCACATTTTATGGTAAAATTAGCTTTAGATGGAAAAGATGGTTTAGTTATCGAAATTCCTGTAGAAAATTTATTTAGAGGAAAAGATTCTAAAGATGAATCATTCATCAAAGTCAGCAGAGTAGGAATGTCATTTGTAACTATGAGATCAGAATCTCAACAAGTTAAAGATGATGGTACTACAATTGAGACTAAGAAGAAAGTAGAAGAAATCCAATACGACTTTAAAGGATTGCCAAACAACTATCCTAAAGAAGTTGATGGTGATACGTTCAGCCTATTCGTGCCATATGCAAAGATGGCATACTTTGTAGAAGTATTAATATCAGATAGTATTATTAATATCAATTCTATGAAAGTAGTAACTTCAGAGCCGTTAGAATGCAAGTCTTATAACTTTAGTAAGAACAAGGAGGATAAATAATGGCCGAAGAAAAGAAGAATGTTAAATTGAATAACAATAGCAACAAGAAAGAAATATCAGAAGCTCATGTCGATACTATTAAAGAGTATCATGATCAAGCCACACAAGATATTGCGGCAACTAAAATGATCAGAACTGCAGAAAGTTTATTGATAGGAAACTGCGATACTGAGCTTGGAGAAAAAATTGTTCATAGCGAACTATTGAATATCTTGGCAGAATATTTAGAAAGCAACAACTATGATATTCTACGCAACTCTATTTTAGATTTAATTCGAGAAGAAGAATAAGATTAATTAAGTAAATAATAATTTAGTTTTTAAAGAAAGACTATTTTGGTTTTTCTTTAATTATATATTTCATATTTCTGAAAGGGAGACACGAAGAAATGAAAAACATTATTAAAAACAAAACATTATTAACTGCAGCTATTATTTCCGCAATGGCATTCGGTACTACTAGTGCATATGTCGTACCTACAACTGATGCGCCTGGTGATATTCCTAATAAGGCTTTAGCTAGCAATAGTGAGTATAACGATGTATACGCTGGTCATGGCGCATATTCTGTTGGCCGTCAAAATACTATTAATGCTAGCGCTACAAGTTCTTTTGCAGCAGGCTACGACAACACTATCAATGGTGCTAACTCTTTTGTATACGGTCATAACAATAAAGCGACCGGTGCAAATAGCATCGCTGGTGGTGAAAATTCCGAGGCGAAAGGCTATTCTAGCCTAGCTATTGGTTCATCCTCCCAGGCACTAAAAGATTACACCTTTGCAATTGGGTCTCAAGCCCGTGCAGCTGCAGATAATACCGTAGCTATTGGCAACGGTGCTTATGCTAATAAAGATAATGCATTGGCTCTTGGTGCTGTTACTTCAGTAGATGGCAAAGATTCTATCGCACTTGGTTCGCATGTTCGATCCAATGCTGATAATAATGTAGCTATTGGTACTGCAGTTACTACCAATAGTAATGATAGTGTTGGTATTGGTACTGCAGTTAATACTAATAGTAATAATAGTATTGGTATCGGTAATAACGTTGTTAATAACCTTAGCAATAGTATCGGTATCGGTAATGGAGTTGCTACTGACTTCAATACTATTGGTATTGGCAACGGAGTTGAAACTAAGGTTCAAGACACTATTGCTATTGGCAATGGGGTAATTTCCAATGGAGAATCTTCAGTAGCTATTGGTAACGCTATCCATGCAGATGGCGTTGGAACTGTAAACGTTGGCACAAATGTAAGTGCCAAAGGCGTATCTTCTATCGTTGTTGGTCGTGATACGACTGTAAATGGTGATGATACTACAGTAGTAGGTGCTAACAATGGTATTATTGACGCTGATCAAAGTGCTATTTTTGGTTATAACAACAAAATGTTGGACAACGCCAAGGAACAGCTAATCTTTGGTTCTAATTCTCAAACTAAAGAGCAAGGTGCAACTGTACTTGGTTCCCATGCTCAAGCTACACAAGTTGATGCGTTTGCCATCGGCAATAATACAATTGCTGATGTACAAAATGGCGTTGCAATCGGCACCAATTCTGTTACAGAATTAGCTGTTGGTACATCCAATATTAAGGATAACACAACAGATATTCGTTTCAGTAATTCTACTTATGCGGGTTCTAACCCAGACTCTGTTGTAAGCTTCGGTACTAATGGTCGTGCCGGTGCTGGTGGAGTAACTAGTTATACACGTCAGTTACAAAACGTAGCAGCAGGTCGTGTATCTGCTACATCCACAGATGCTATCAATGGTAGCCAACTATATGACGTAGCATTAGAAGCTCAAAAACACAACACAGTTGTTGATGGTACTAATACTACTGTAACTTCCGAAGATAACAACTTTGGCCGTAAGGAATATAAAGTGAACGTAAACAAAGATTTAGTAGATATGAATTCTGCTAGCTTTGGTAAAGTGACTGATGATGTGCATTCCTACATTGGAAAGGATAAAGTTCACTTCTTCGATGGTACTACAAGTACAAATACTAAAGTAGATGCTAATGGTATGAAGTTGGAAAACACTGACAACTTAGATGCTGCAGAATATACTATGGATGGTATGACTGCTAACTCTAATGGCAAATCCATTTCCTTTACTACTAATGGTATTAGCGCTGGTGGTCAAATTATCAATAATGTAAAAGCTGGTGTTGCTGATACAGATGCTGTAAACTATAAACAATTAAAAGACAGCATTTCTACTGAATCCGTTATCACTGATAACCAAGTTGATAATATTGCAGCTGTTAGAGTTGTTAATGGTAAATCCACTGGTGATGCTAATGCTCAATATGGCGTATATGTAAGCAAAAATACTGTAACAGATATTGCAAAAGCTGCTAATAAATTTGAAGGTGACTCTGTAATCAAAGTAGAAACAACTACTGGTGCTAATCATACAGCAGACACTACAACATTCAAATTTGATGGTAACGAAGCTGCTAAAGTATTACCTGTATCCTACAAAGCAAATGGTGGTGCTACAAATAAAGTAATGGCAGACAAAGGTTTCAACTTTGTTAATGGTAACCATATCAATGCATCCGTTGGTGCTGATGGTTTAGTACGTTTCGATTTAGATCAAAGCATTCCTAACCAAATCAATTCCAATGCTAATGCAATTAATGGTCTTTCTGATAAAGTTGCTAAAAACCACAAAATCTCCGAACGTGGTATTGCGGGTACTGCTGCATTAGCTGCATTACATCCATTGGACTTCGATCCTGATCATAAATTAGATGTAATGGCTGGTTATGGTCATTTCCATGGTTCTAACTCTGTAGCATTGGGCGCTGCTTATCGTCCTAACGAAGACTTAATGTTCACAGTTGGTTCCACTGTTGGTAATGGTGATACAGTTCTTAATGCTGGTGTATCTTATAAAGTTGGTGCTAAATCTGGTGTTTCCCGTTCTAAAGTAGCTGTAGCAAAAGACGTTGCAGATATGAAACATGAAATGGAAGCATTGAAAGCACAAAATGCTAAGATTACTGCGATCCTAAATGCAGTACTTGGTGCAGATTTACCTCAAGATCAAAATACAGTATTCCCAGATGTTCCTGAAAATCATTGGGCATTTGAAGCTGTAGATGACTTGGCTAAACGTGGTTTGATCATTGGTTATGAAGATGGCATGTTCAAAGGCGATCGTGTATTGACTCGTTATGAATTTGCTGAAGTAGTTCATCGTGCAATTCAACGTGCTAAAGAAATCAACGCTCCTATCGATGGTCGTTTGGTTGATGAATTCAAACCAGAACTTCTTCGTTTCGAAGTTGAACAAAATGGCAAACTAGAAAGAGTTCATGCATTGAAATCTAATAAAGATATCAAACGTGACTCCTATGGTAGCATTGTAAAATAATCTAAATAAAATTTCAGGTATGGGAGAAATCCCATACCTGATTATTTTTTTAAAAGGAGAAGTATTATGAGTATGACAAGATTGGAAGAAATGAAGTTTATCAAATCCTATATGGAGATTATTAATTTCAACATCAGAGCCATATCTGATATTATTGTAACTCAATCTATTAAACTTGATATGGAATTACCATATAGAAATAGCTATCCAGAATTTGACGTTAGTTTTGGTTTGAGTAAGGATTTATATTTTGTTCCTGATGATAATATCGAACCATCTGAGACTAAAGAACCTGAAGATTGTTTTAGACCAGTTAATGCTATCTATATAAAGATGAACGTAACTGGTGCTACTATTTATTTAAAAGATCGTAAATTAAATCTTCTTGAAGAAACTATAAATATTGGAACTGCAGAAGTATTAGATGACTTTGGCAGATTTTTATATTTATCAGTGAATACTTGGAAACATAAAGTGTGTAAATTAAATAAGCTTAAAGCACAAGACTATGATCATATTTATGGATTACTTAATATGAATATGGAAAGTATCAATATTGCTCTTGATATGATACAAAAGCTTTTAAAAAATAAAGAATAATTTGTTTTAAAATGGGGGTATAATATTATGATAGCAGAAGATTTTGAATTTGTCCAACAAAGTGAAACTGAATATATCGAAGTCCTATATATGTGGAATATAGGAGGCATCGAAGTTAAAGGTTATAATATCAATGATAAAATTGTTGAAGTTTATTTTGAGTATGATGGGGTAAAATTTTTAATAAGATCCCAAAAAAGACCTACATATAATGAACTATTCTTAGATGTAATTAGGGCTTTATTGATTGGTAATTATTCCAATGATATGGCTACAGTTATTAAAGTAGCTAAGAAGGTTAATAAACCAATTCTGATTACATCTGGTATTTATAAAAACAGTCGTGAATTTACAGTTAGATTAAAGTTCCCAGTAGAGAATGGCTATAGTATTCTATTTATGGAATTTGATAAAGTAGATCTAGATACACTATATGGTGTGCGTTTTAGTTATGTAATCAAAGATGAAAATGCTAGAATTAAGCACGGTAATACAGATGCTACTAGAAAAGTTTTCTCTTATATGAATGATTTAATGTTTAATTAAGGAGCAGATTTGATTATGTTGTATAGTGATATTAAAAAACGTCTCCCAGAACTTTGTAAAGAATTAGTTCTTATGATTCCTAAAGATATTGAATATTCTTATCATGAGAATTATGAAGGGAATATCTCTGTTAATATTGTAAAAGATGAAGATAGAGTAAATCTAGAAATCAATGATATTAGATTCAACATTGGTCCTTCATATTTTCCAGAAAGATATTATTTGAATTGTGAAAAATATGAAGATGCTTTTGCAAGAAATCCAGAACCTATTATCCTCTTATCTAAATTATTCACAAACTTAGCATGTGAGCCTGATGAAGTATTTAATAAGGTTATCGGTGAAGGAGATCAAGAATCTGATAAAGATATGATCAGATTCCAGATTATGAAAATTGCTAAAGGATTTAATGATCTTCATGGTTGGTTTTCTAATCCTGTATATCTAGAAGAAGAGATTGCAGAAGCTGAAGAACAAGCATTCTATGCTAAACAACGTAGAGATGAAGAAGCATCTTTCTGGGAAGAAATGGCTGCTGTTGGAGTGACTCCAGAAGATGTATATGATTAATATATTATACGAAGTCTTATCGGGATATTATTAATAATATCCTGATGGACTTTTAAATAATGAGAAATTTAATAAAACTCATTATTTTTTCTTCTAATTATGGCTTATGAGGTGAGATTATAATGCTCAAAAAACAGTATTTCGACACAAACACTAATACGGTTAGTACCACTAGTATGACTACAACAGAATTGCTTGTAGAGGTAGAAGATAGACTTAAGAAGTATGAAACTTTAGTATTTAATAAAGAGATATTAATTCATGCCTTAACATTGGCATCTATTTTTCCTAAAGACTGTAAATCCCATTTTAATGATCCTCACTATTTTATTTCATTGGCTGAATATACTGATCATGATGTAGATCTTATGATTTCACTAGTATCTGAAAAATATGGAATTAGATATAATGATCTAAAAGAATTGTACGATTATATTATCAACAGATATACTATCAAATATTATGATGGTGGTGTAAGAAAGAAAGAATTCCAACTACCTACATATGTGAGAGTTATGTGCGATATCAACAAAGGTTTACAAGTTAAAGAAATTATTAGTAATAGAGCTAAATGATATAGTAGTTGTATACTATAATAATGGAAGCTATAATAACAAAATAGTATTCTTTGATTAAAATTGAAAGGAGAATGGAATGAAGATTCCAAATAATTCTAATCTCTCCAAAGAGATGACAGCTAATATCAAGGACTACTCTAAAAAGATCAAGAGTCTTGAATCTTTTGCTAAATCCGTTCGAAAGAATCCAGGTCAATATTTATCCTCAACTGGTAATGAAGGTCAACTGAATGCTATTCGAGAAGTATTTCAAAATGCTACAGATGAATTGAATAGACTAGTATCTCCATGTGATAAAGTATGGATTGAGTTCTGGGAAGGTTCTTTTAGAACTGTAGTAATCGATAATGGTCGTGGTATTCCAGCAGAAGATATTGTTCGTGTATTTAGTAGGGAACATACTTCTACAAACTATGAAAAGCATAAAGGTGAATATCCATCTGGTCTACATGGTGTAGGTTCTAAATGTACAAATGCAGTATCTTCTAGATTCACTGTTACCACTTATCGATTAGGCAAAGCTTATCAAATCGAATTCTCTGAAGGTGAACCTTTAAAGAAATATGGTACTGGTAAGAAAGGTTCTGATGGTAAAGAAATCTTTATGCCTAAAGAAATTAAATACCCAGCTGGTGCTCAAGGTACTGTAGTAGATTTTGAACCAGACTTCTCTATCATGGGTGAGATCACATTACGACATAAAGACATTTATCGTTTAGTGTCTAATATTGTACCACTATTAAAACCTGGTGCCGAAGTATTCTATACTGCACATCTTTTAGATGGTTCTACATTTACTGATCACTTAGTAAATAAAGATGGTGTTCTTACATATCTTATCAATAAAACTGATAAGCCTATGATTAAACCAATCATCTATACTCACGATACTGGTGAGATGAAAGTAGAAGTTGCTATGACTTATGTAGCTAATGTAAATGCTGGTCCAGATGTAATGACATTTGCAAATACCTCTCCAGTAAATACTCAATTATCTACTCCATCTATTGGGTATTTTAAAGGTGTATGTGATTTCTTTAAAGGTTATATGAATAAGATCTTCTTAGCAAATAATAAGAAGAAATTAGAAGTAACTAACTCCGATGTGTTAACTGGTTTGGTCGGTATCGTAGCAGCAGCTCATATGGACGTTATGTTTGATGGTCAAGCAAAGAATGTTTGTAAGACTCAAAAATTAACACCATTTGTTAGAGAAGTAACTATTGACGCATTAAAAGATTGGTCTAAGAAGAACCCAGATGATTTACAAAAACTTTGTAACTTCTTAAAAGATGTAGCAACAGCTCGTACAAAAGCAGATAAAGAAAAGATTAATATCTCCAAGAAATATAAGACTAATACAATCTCTGGTACTCCTAAAGGATTTATCAAAGCAGAAAAGAAAGATCATTTAGAGTTATTCATTGTAGAAGGTTTATCAGCTGCTTCTCCATGCCAAACTTCTCGTAATGAATATCAAGCTATCTTCCCAATTCGTGGTAAAATGCCGAATGCATTCTCTAAATCTAGAGAAGAGTTCTTGAAGAATGAAGAAGTTCAAGCTATCTTAGCAATCATTGGTTGTGGATATGGTAAGAACTTTGATATCTCCAATTGTAAATATGATAAGATCATTATTCTAGCCGATGCCGATTATGATGGTTTCCATATTAGAACATTGATCTTGAAATTCTTATTAACTTACTGCCGTCCTTTAATTGAAGAAGGAAGAGTATATGCAGTATTGTCCCCATTATACCATGTCGATAAGGGTACTAAGAAATGGAAGTATTTCATTGATAAAGATGACTTCACTCAATATGTGAGGGATGAGTTCGTAAAAGCAAATAAAGTTGTCCATCAAAAGACGAAGAAAGAATTCACTAAGTCTGAAATCTCTTCACTTATTATCAATAATAACAACTATGATTTCTATATGGAACGCATTGCCAATAACTATATGATTGATCCTATCTTATTAGAAGATTTATTACTATTAAGAAACGAAGCATTCAATAAATTCAATGATTTCAAGAAATTGATTAGTAAGAAATACAAGTATCTCAAGATTGAAAGAAAAGGAGATGCTGTATTACTTAATGGCTTGGTAAATGGTATTAATGGTGATAGAGAGCATACTATCATCTTTAATGAGCAATTGATCAATGCATGCTCTGTCTTATTAGGTTATCTAGATAAATCTGAAAAGAGATATCTTTTAAATGGTCATAAGATTGGTTTATACCAATTGATCAGTACTTTCAGAAAATCTGAGCCTAAGAATATTGAACGTGCAAAAGGTTTGGGTTCCTTGAATGATATTGAAATAGGTGTATCCACATTGAATCCTCAAAATAGAAAATTATTGAGATACACAACTGAAGATATTACTAGAGAAATCGAAGAAATGAGAAAGGTTAATGATGATAAATTCACATTAATCAAAGATGTCGATATCTCCCAATATGAATTCTAATTGGGTCTTGTCAAGATAAAGATAATAGAGTGCTCATTACGGGCACTCTATTTTTTTACTGCTTAAGGAGGAAGTGTAGTGTTTACAACTTTTCAATATAAAGATATTGATAAATATATAGAAGAAGATTTTAAGAATACTATAGGTAACTTTGATTACATTAGATCATATGCAGATGGTGTAAGAATATCTTATTCTAAAAAAGAAAATCTTACTACATATAATGGATATAATGAATATAGAATCAAAGATGAAAATGGTGAGCCATTAGCTTTATTCCATTTTAATAATGACTTAACTGAAGTATTAGATATGGATACTTTAAAGAGTCTAGAACATGTATGCTTTGCAGATAATAGAAAAGCTGCTAATACTGTCACAGTATTCCATCATACAGATTTAGATGGGGAATCTGCAGCATCTTTGATTTGTCAATTGTTACAATTCCAAACTCAAAGAAGTATGAAGTTTGTAGGATACAATTATTCTGGGAATGCTATTTCTAATGAAATAGAAGAAATGCTTAACAATCCTGCTATAGAATCAAGAACAAATATTGCTTTTATTGTAGATTTGTCTCTTAAGAATGATCAAATAGAAGAGATCCTAAAATATTACGACAAAGTAATTTGGATCGATCATCATATTACCTCTTTATATCAAAATCCTATAGCTCTTTGCAATGAGCATAATAATTTTACCTATATTTTAGATACTAGACAATGTGGTTGTTGGTTAACTTATGCTTGGTTATATAATTGCATCGAAGCTATTAATTCAGCATCTCTATCTGATAAGATCATTGAAGGTTTGAATTTAGATCCATTTAGAGATAATAGTGCTGGTGAGGAAATTATCAAAGTATACAAATCTAAAGCTCCATTAGTTGGATTGATTTCTTTATTTGATTTAAAACAAGATGTAGAATTTCCTATTAGTTATAAACCAGCAGCATGGTTAAATCAATGGTATAATAAGATTGGAACTCTTGCTCCATATTGTAATACTTGGCAAAATTTATGGAGAGGTAATTACTTCTATGAAGAAGAAGGTAAAGAACAATACTTAACTCCAGATATTAAAGATATTCTTTATCATGGTCATAAGTTATATACAATCTTCCAAGAAGAAATGCAAGCTCTTAGAGAAGCAGATCCTGTTTATGAATATCATGTATTCAATGAAGAAGATCATTTAGTATTCCATTGTATTAATGGATTTGGTTTCTCTCAAAGATTTGAAGATAATAGAGAAGATATCAAAATTATTGGTAGATTTGTAGATAATAGAAATAGATTCTCCTTCTCATTATACACAGATAATGAAGAGATAAAAGAACTTATTCCACTAGGTAAGATTGCAAACAAATACTTTACTGGTGGTGGTCATCCAGGTGCTGCTGGTGGTAGTTATCCTTCTAAAGAAATAGAATCAGCATTTGAAAAGATCATGAATAGAGAATTTCTAGGTAAAGATTTAGAAGTTATCATTCAATTTAAGAATATTACATTCAGTGGTAATGAAGTAGATGAATTAGAAACATTGATTGGTAATACTTCATATACTGGATCTTTTGATGATGTAAGATTTGACGAAGTAATAGATATTTACTTCAGATTATTTGTTGCTATTATTTCTTATGAATATAAATTAGCTAAATCTAAAAAATAACACAAGAGGAGACCCCCCCCCCGCCCCCCGCCCCCGGGGGGGTTTTTTACCGCGGGGGT